TGCATCTGTTCCGTGATAAGCAGTGATTTCATCTATACGCATCTAGTATTTAGTTTTGCACCAGCACCAAACGCTTTTTACTATCCAAAACATATAGTTAACTACAACTAAAATGCCCCACATATAAACCCAATGCCAATTTTCAAACATAAAAACTTACTCTTCCGATTTATCAAAGATTGAATCTAACCAGTCTTTGGCTTCTTCTTCACTATCAAAAAAAGGACTAATACAATGTTTCTTTTCGTTTACATAAAACCAAGTATATGTAGTCATACCCGCATCTCTGTATCTTACTAGTTCCATAAAATAATCCTTACTTCTTCATATTATTTATGTAAATAGTTTCTAACCACTCCCAATCATAGGATAACATAAGTTTGCTCATATCACCATCAACTTCATCATAGTATTTAACAGCATCATTTGCACCACGGATACAGTAGTCACCAAATAATCCATTTTTAATAATCAACCAAGCATCTAGTCTACGCTTAGAATCATTGTCTGTGTAATGTTTTAATTTAATAACTTCTCTGAATGCAGTACGCCAAGTATCCCAGGGGCTTGTGTTAAATGTGCTAACTCCGCAATTAACAGACAATACTTCAGTCTTGCTATCCATTGTGTAGTCTAAGCCACGAACAACTGTACTCAATGTGAGTTTCTTATTGTTTGCTACTATTGCTTGATGTCCATATTCTAATCCATTTACTGGATTAGTGGCAGTAAAAATATAATGTCTGCGTGACTTGTGTATATTGGGTTGCCAATTAAAGTTGAAGTTTTCTCTGACTTTTAATTTAGCGTTGACTAAGAAATACCAAGGTGTGTTACTAGCATTAGCAGCCGCATGTTGACTTGCCACACGACCCTTTACACCATCAATGCGTATGATTCTATTTAAAATACCAAGCGATAATAGATGTTCATAGTTTTCTTCGGCACAAGCTTCACCGTTACTAACAAATATAACATCTAATGGTTCAACTGTCTCATCAAATTTATGATTGACCACATAATCATAATCCGATAGTTTGTCATACATATATTGAACCGCAAGTCTTGGAACGATTGCTTCACTAGGAAACAAATGTACACTGATATTTTCAGCACTAATTAAATCATGTGCATAATTACTATCTGTACTCTTAATGAAATGTGCATATGCAGTAGAAAACTTATGTTCTTTACATGCGTCAAATATACTGTCCTCATATGTAACTTTTTCTATTTGCAAGTCTGCTTGTAAGTCATTGCTGTACTTGTTGTTTCTAGCATCATCATGCCCGCGATACATTAATGCAGGTAGTACTTCAGGACTATGAAACTTAGTTCCAAACACATGATTGTAATTTTCTTCAGTAGCATCAGGATGCCAACTAAAGTCAAAGGTTTCTTTATCAATAGGTTCTATAATGCGCCAGTTTCGTATGTTTGGTTTTTTAACTGCTTTGATTGCAGTTTCATATTTTATACCATTTGCGTTGGGTGCTACATATGACGGTCCGCCGGTACGTTGCCATTGTGTACCAAACTGATGTATTAGTGGAGGCTCACCGGGATGAGGGCACCAACTATAATCGAATACAGTATAATCTACATCGTCGGGTGTAACCCAGTTATCCATCTTTTCAGTTAGTCTGGCTTTTACATCTGTTACGTATTTCTTTTCTGTTGCATCTTTCACCCGATATAGTAGTGTGGGCATTACTTCTGCATCATACCATTGATTACCAAACACATATATGTATGGTGGTTCATTAGGATCGGGATGCCAACTATAATCAAACTGCAAATTTGATACTAATGGTCTGTAGCATCTATCTTCTTTCGCTATTCTGATAGCAACTTGGTCACTACAGTATTTCTTCTGTGTGCTACCTTTAGTAACATAGATAGGACCTCCCGCTTTTTGCCACTGTGTACCAAACTCATACATCATGGGTGGTTCAGTATCATCTGGATGCCAGCTGAAATCAAATTTATCAGTATCTATCTCTGATAGCATTCGCCAGTTACGCATATTAGGTAACTTTTTTGCTTTTAATATATCTAAATATTTTATATCAGTCGCACCCTCAGCAATATATCTAGGTCCACCTGTCTTTTGCCACTGCGTACCAAACTGATATATAAACGCAGGTTCGTCTGGGTGGGGGCGCCAGCTATAATCAAAACTACTAGCATCAATATCATCAGGTGTCTCCCATTTTTCTTTTTCAGGAAGCAAATATGCATTGAGACTAGTTATATATTTTTTATCTGTTGCTCCAGGTACACGATATTGATATGTAGGTATATCATACCATTGATTACGAAATACATAGATATAAGGAGGTTCTGTTTCATCAGGATGCCAACTAAAGTCAACTGTACAGTTTGGCAACAAAGGTCTCCAGCAACGATTATTATGATCGGAATTTTTTATTGCTATTTGACTATTCTGATATTTTATACCCTCATTCTCAGGAATTACAAATCTAGGTCCACCCGTTTTTTGCCACTGAGTCCCGAACTGATGAATATACGGTCTATCCACTGGGTCGGGTCTCCAATTGAAGTTAAATGTAGAGGTGTTTAATCCATCAGGTATTTCCCAGTACCCCTGGTCAAATAATTCTTTTCGGCGTTTTATGTCAATAACTTTTTCCATTCGGCATACATCTCTATTAATTCAGGAAACGTTTCTTTAAAATTAGTTCCTCGTCTGCGGTCATGTTCATCTACAAACAGTATAAAATCTTTGCGATTAACTGTATTGTCTTTGCCCGAATCAAGTTCTGCTTTTATGATGTTATATACTCTTTGTAATTTATATATTTCACGTTTATAAAAACCAGTATATTCTTGTCCAGGAGTAGAAGGTTCAACATGCTCATTCATAAATGCCAATTGTTCTTCTACATAATGCAACAAGTTTTCAGGTATGATAAAACTTGCTTGGTGCGGGGGATGACGCAAGTATGGCATGTCTAATTCTACAGGAATCTTATGATTTTTATATGCTAAATCTCTGTAACGCAATCTTATATCAAGTATATCTTTTAAAAATTCTTTGTAAGTAGGGATACTTAAAATATTATATGTGCTCATAATAGTAATACCCGCAGAAGGAACTTCAGTAATCATTCTAGTTAAATTCTTTAACCATATATCATAATTCATACCATGACGAATATATTCTGCTTGCTTCCCGTATGCTTCTGCGCTAGTGAAAATATGTAATCGTTGAATATTACCCTTGCTTTGAATAATTTTTAATTTTTCAATAAACTTATTATACAAATCATCAGGAACATTCATGTTAGTATTAACACTGAATACTAAATTGGTATTAGGATTCTCAATAATGTAATCAAGAACCTTAAATGTGTTCTTACTCAATAATGGTTCACCGCCCGTAATTCTAAACTGTTTTAGTTCTTTATACATAGTAGGCCACCATGCCCAGAATGCATCTACGTATGGATTTTCTTGGTTGTTAGGAATAGGGATACAATTAGTTTGTTTTAACCATTCTAAATTATTAAATTTATTACTAGTTGGGTATGCGCCATAACGTTCAACTTCTTCCATCCATTGACTGCTAATGTTAGGACTGCAATAGCTACATTTGAAGTTACAAACATTACTAAAGCTAATCTCAACATAGCTAGGATCAACGTCAGCATCCCATGACATTTGTGGAAGTTTGTTAATATGTTCGTATGCCCAGTTATCTGCACTCTTGTATGTTCTATCGCTGATATTACCTGCATCTTCTGCACGCCAGCAATAATCACATTCACTTGGTCGAACACCTTCTAGCATTAGTTTACGTTGCTGTTTCTTAAATGAAGTATTATGCAATGCCGTATGATTTTTCTTCAATTCATCTATAGAAACTAAATGAGTCCCTGGGTGATGGCAGCTATGAGTGTGTCCATTCTGTAAATGTAGTGTGACCTGTTTCCATTTAGCTACACAATAACTAGGACTAACTTCGTTTAATTCATCACGTGTTTTGTTAATATGCCGTGCATATTTTTCTTCTTCTGTCATATCACCAGCCTTCTATTTTTCGTATTACATCTATCTCACGCACTAGAGGACCTAGATTGTGTTTGTCACTATTATAGTGACGCTTAAAAAACTTGCTTTGCTCGGAGCTAAGTGTACAAATAGGAAGTCCTAATTTATCTTTTAAGTGTTCTCCGATGCTTTCTGCATTCTGTCTAGGGTTTACATCTTTTATATGTTCCCAAAGTTTAGCTAGATTGTCAAACCATTGTACTTCTTTTGCATTCCAATGTTCTAGCATTGTCATATAAGTACCATATCTTGCACCATATATAGCCCAATCACCGTTATCTACATCTAGACCTACGTTATGCCAGATAGTTAAATTGTTGAAATTACGTCCAGGCACATTGCGTTTAAAATCTTCTATGTCTGGTTTACATCCATTAACTAAACACATCTTTACACCTTCGCGGAATCCAGCACGCCATGCCTGAAAAGGTGTATAGTTAGGATATGTTGTTGAATAGCAATCGTACATACTCCAATACAAACTGTTGTTATAATCTAAACAAAAGTCAACTGTATGTGTATCGTTACCATCACTTGCTTCATGTGTACGCATGTTCATAACATATTCTTTTGTCCATGAACTCATGCCACCATTGCCGTAACGTAGTCCGTTGATGGCATTAACTGCTCTCCAACGATACTGTGCATGTTGAAAATCTTCGTGTTTATCAGTAAAGTCTAATGTTAGATTAAAGAACTCCATGTTAGGCATATTGTCACCGTCAATCAATATGAAACGTTCAGTATCACTTGCTTCTGCTGCCGCTTTGTGTGCGGCATCACTGCCCTTTACCCCGTCAACTCTACGTGCCCAGGGTATCATGTTCTTAATTTTTAACCAGAATTCTTCTTTCTGTGGTTCATCATAACTTAGATAGATACAATCTAAATCTGCTACATCAATTTTTAATTTGTTCATACGAATATTTGTTTGTTCTACCTTTGTAGGATTTATCTACTACGATTGCTATATCTTCTATTGGACACATAGTACCTTTTTTTGTTTTAGTTAGCTTGTACAACTGTATCTCGTATGTTATGGGTTCAATTTTACCATCTACTATTTTAACATTAGGGTCACCTATTGCATAGGTGTCTTTATCAATTACAATATATTCACCTTCTAAATTTTCACAAGAATAGTAAAGGAATTTACCGTTGGCATGGTATAATCTAAATTCAACCATATGATTTCTCTATTATACTTGAAAACTTCTTCACATGATAGTGAAATGGATAATTTTGCACAAAAGTATTGACACGAAAACATTCTGGTAGTATCTCATAGACTAATTCATTTGTCCAATCTTCAGTTGACAAGTCATTAATGTATTGTTTCATATGCACCATGCTCATATCAGTAAACGCAGGTATAGTAGTATTTTCTACTCCATGTATATGACAAGCTAATGAGTACACCCAATCAGTAGTTGCAGGTTCGTTTACATTACATTTTAATATTTTTTTAAAATCTTCCCAGTTTTCAAAAATACTTCTAACTGTGTCGTAAAAGTCTTTTGCAAACTCACTCTTTTTGAAATAAGTGATAGCATTATAAACATCGGGAAGTTCATTATCATATATGAATCTGCGATAAAACTTAGAATCTGATATTTCACCTTTGAAGTTTCTAATAGTATTACATACTACAACATCTTTTATTGAAAGTATTTCCCACCAATAATCAATACTGGTTGGTATAATCATATCTGCTTCTAATTTGATAGTATGTTCATATGGACTAGCTTCGTATACTTGCCAATCGTTAATTAACTTCCAAGTACTCTTTGGTGCTAGGTCACCATAAGGTAATTTATCAGAGGTGAGTATAGTGACATTTGCGTCTGGCATTACACGTTTAATACTGTCTGAAAGAACGTTGGCACATTTTAGATAATTTACTTTTTTTGTATTTTGTGCCATAATTACAAAACCCTTATCCATTGATTAACTCCGCAAAGTTATTTTTATCAAGCATATGAAAATCAAAATCTTTAACTATGATACGTTCGTTTCTTTGGTTATCTGGCTCATCCACATTAATTTTTATAGTATATGAGGTGTTGAACATTTCATTCGAATTGGGTGTCACTAATACAGTTTTTCCAACATGTTGTAAATCCCAAGGAATATAATCAGACTTGTTATTCATATGACCATTCACTATATGATGTGCTATGCCCAATGCATAATCATTACGATACATTGTATTGTACATACCATATAATTTTATATAGTGGTCATAATTATTTTGAATCATTTTCATGCATTCAAAAATTTGATTTACTCTTTTGGTTTTTTTAAAAAGAAGTACAGTTGCCCAAAGTGTATCAAAACCATATTTTCCAATAGTTTCTTGTTTTTTATCTGAGTAAAATAAAAAATCAGTAGTGTTATGACAGTAAAAGTCATCATACATATCAAACAATGACAATAATTTATCTGAGTTAACAATGTAATCACTATCTAATAGCAATGTTTCATCATAAGGACTATATTCAAATGCTTCGTATCTACCCTTGTTAATCCAAAGTTTTTGTTCTTTAAAGTTTGACTTATCGCTGTTAGTATAGATTATATTATCAAATCGATATTCTTGATTTAAATTATTTTCAATACTGTCTGTTATCACTGTAACTGGTAAATTTAAAAAATGATTAATGCGCTTTGCTGTGTATACAGCCATACTGAAATAATCAACAGTATCAGTGTTGAATGCAAACAGTAAAGCACCTCTGCTCATCTTTTATTCTCTAGTTCTTCCCATTCAGATTGATATGCAGCCATTGTTGAATCATACAATGAGCTGGCTTTACTTAAAAAGGCGTTTTTGTTTACGGTTATTGGGTTACCGTACATATCTTCTAAAATTAAGGTTTTGGATGGATATATTGCTAGAACTGCAATTAATTCAGGTGTTATTTTCCATAATCCACCTTGTTCGGCAATAATTAATTTACTGTCGTATTTTTCTTTTAGGTATTTTTTAGCAGAATTGTGGTTAAATCTGGTTCTAGCTGATGCGATTAAATTTCCAATATCCATAGTAATACTCCGTCCGAGTATTTATAATGACATATGCTTGGGTTTTTATTTTATACGTAACCGTAAGCTATAAGTGGACCAGCTTGATACGTAACTATCGGTGTTCCCCAAGTACTAGTTAAATATGAGGTGCTAGGATAACGCATTGTAATTCCAGCTGATGTGCCAGCAGAAGTTAATAATGTACTTCCGCCATCAGGAACTTGGTCAAGTTTTACTGCTATATTAATTACGCTTCCTGCATCACCGTTTCCACCTCTAGTACCATTTGTTTTAGCACTAACTGACACATAGCTTTGTAGATACTGTGATAGTCCTGAAGTACCTAATTGTTTGAATATATTTTGCCAAGTAGAATTTAACCCATAATAACCAGAATTAGAAGTATTGATTAAAGGACCACCACCCCCACCTAGTTTAGTAAAACCAGTATAATTAGTACCAGCAATAGATACAGTGCCTGTATTAGGAGAGCTAATAATTAACGTACCTGTTTGAGCACACAAATTGTTCCATACTGGATTAATTCCTGAACCTGTTGGGTGAGACAAGTTAATAGCTATCTGACCGCCTGCATTAAAGAAGTATCTGGCCTGATCTGGACCTGAAAAACTAATAGTGAAAAGAAATATTAATTGATTACTCCAGGGAGTAGTGTTAACTGCGGTTGTGGTAACATTAGTTCCTTGTGCTACCGCGGTATTCATTTTACTGTTTAATGCGGCAATGTCAAGTGCAAATATACTATTTGTTCCACCTTGAAGGCTAGTTGAAATAATATCTCCCACTTCATAATCAGTCAAAGGAATTGTAGTTACTGAAGTTCCTTGATGATTGCTAGTTTTTGTAATTGCATTAATAAGATTAGTCCATTGTGCTGATGTAACAATGTCATTAGTACCAACTTGACTAATCGCAGGTTGACCATATCCATATTTGCCGTAACCTGTACCCCAAATATTGTTTATTGTACCAGGAGTCGTGCCTGTAGGAGATCCTACATAATTGTTAAAATCAATAGATTGAATTAACCCGGATGATTGATAGGCCATTACCTGTATTCCTTTATCTTATAATTACAATAGCTTCTACTACACCGGCTTCATCTGATGTTTTATTAGTTAAACTTCTACCGATAGTATTAAACGCGGTTACTTCCTCAAGTTTAGCTGAACGTGCGTGCCCGTTACCTGCACTAACCAAACGATCACCTTTATGAATTTGTCCTATTACTTTAACTGGGACACGACCAACTAGTGCAATTGCAGGGTGTGTTTCATCGGTTCCGGCGCCTTCATTTAATAAATATGCGTAACTATTAGATACAACACCAAATACGTTTGAACTTAAATCATCTTTAACAGCGGTAATTTCTTTTTCTCCGCCCAATTCAACAACTGTACCAACATCATATACTTGGTCAGCTTCATAACGTTCAGCCATATCAGCGAAGGTTGCTTGAAATTTTGCGCCAGCTTCTAATGTCCATACACCAGCAACTGTGCCTCCACCTGCAAGTTTTGTTGTAGTGACCATTGTAGGTCTAATGTTACCTGTAAATTGTGAAATACTATTTGCACCAGTCAAATAGTCAGCAACGTTTGCGTTTGTATATGTACCTGATGGATTGAATTGTACCCCGTTTGCGTACATATACTTGTCGCATTTAATACCGTTTACACTTGAGGGTGAGAATGCAAGATTACCATTAACAACAGTTATAGCATTTCCTGAAGCATTACCGTAATATAGCCAATCACCGGTGTGTGTTCCTGAAGTAGTAGCTGAACCTGAAGTGATTGTGCGAGTATTTAAAGCTGAAATATTAGCAGACGTTATATTACCGACAGTAGCGGTTACTGTTCCTGACACGTTTGCTAAACGAACATTAATTATATCACTTTGAATGATGTTACCAACATTCACATTATTAGCATTTAGATTACCAGTAACTACTACGTTAGCAAGAGTAGCGGTACCTGTTGTACTTGTACTTGCTAATGTTAACCAAGAACTTGCTGTAGTTGTACCGTCTGCTGGACATACATTTAATGTATTAGTGGATGTATTAAACCATAACTGACCCTTTAAAGGATTAGCAGGTGGACTGCCACTAGCCCAACTTTCAGCAAGACGAACAAAGTTTGTGTTGAAGGTTTGCCCGTAACCCGAATAACTGCGACCGGGTAATCCTAGACTGGTACTAGTAGTATTGATTGTACCGTCTTGAATAGTAGTTAACGTACTACCGTTACTTCTAATAATTGTATATGCCATTTGCTTGTTGCTCCAGAGTCTTTAAATATTTATCTTAAATTGTCACTACGTTTGTCAAGCTTTGAATCCTGATCGTGTAGTCCAATTGTATCTGTCTGTTCAAACTTTTTTGAACTGGGTGAAAAATCACGTGAGTTAGTAGTCTTGTTTGCTCATTACCCGACGAATCCATACCGTATCCAGCTAGAATACCCATTTCGTCAAATGTATATAATGATTCAATTTGAGTGCCATTGTCAAAGGCTGTTTGTCCACTTGGTTCACCAAAGTCTAATAGACATTGGACAACAATATCAGTGTAAACTTTACCAGTGACATGACTAATAACCATTTTGTTTCGTGAGGGGTCAGTGTTTAAAATACTAGTATCATCTACGATTTTAGTGTAGGTTTGATTGTACAAACTAGCATTCACACCCACTGTATTTGGGGGCAGATATGTGATAATTCCAGTGTCATCAACGCTTGAACCACCGTTCCCAAAAGCCATTTTATAGATTCCACCGTATCCACGATTGCTAAGTGAATCTGCAATAGCTTGGGAGATGTTCTCATAATGGATAGCATTTTTCTTGTCTAGCAAGACTTCACCCGTGTTAGGGTCTGTCAATTTGACAAATCCTTCAATTTTTAACATGTTTTGAATTGACATTAGTTATCGCCTCTGACTTGGACTAGTATTTCCTTAGTATTGGGATCAGTAATTTTGAGAAAGGAACTGAACAAAAACCCGCTTTGCTCATTGGGTTTTACTTCTTTTTCTTCCGTTTTTTCTGGTTTTTCGTTCATAATAGTTTATTTATCATTTATTCTGTACCGACCTGCAAGAAGTTAGCTGGGAAACTATCGCTTACTTGCAACGGGTCGCCCTCAGCAGAATATATCTCGCTGTTCCAAGTACGGTCATAGTAATAGCTGAATAGTGTATTTGTTGGTTTAATTCCAGAAACAACTGTATATTGTGAGTGTAGTTTTCTTACTCCTGAACCCTTGACTCCTCTAGTAATTCCTAAAATAGTATTGTTGGCAGTATTGACTTTCTTATAGCTAATTATTTCACCGTCAATATTAATCAAATCCCCCAAGCGCAGTGATACTTTTAAATTATCTCCTACACTAACTCCGGATCTAATATAAATTATTGGTCTTGAATTCTTAATAGACAACGTAATATTAGACGGGTTGATATTTGTCAAGGTAGAAGTGTTGTATATCTCAACTTCTTTAATTGTTTCAACCGCATAATTCACAAAACATGCAATAGAATTATCAACTTTGACTGCTACTACAGATTGTGTTACTAAATCTATAACTCTTGCTACATTTTCAACATAAATTTGATTATCCAACATTTCCAAATTTTTAGTTAACCAAGTCGATACTCCTAAATTAGCACGATAAATTAATTGTTCTCCGTTCTTATCTACTTGGTTCACATAAATCATTTTATTTGGTGTGGGCGTAGGAATCATACTAGTAAATATAACAACATCACCAATATTAATTTCTTCTAAAATATTAACTGTATTGTCATTATTAATTCTCAATCTAGAATTATCAATGCGTTTACCGTTTGATGTTACATATAGTCTATCTGTATTTTGCAAAGTAAAATCAGGTTGATTGATTTGATGAATATTAGAAGCTTTCCAAATATAACCACCTGAGATGTATTTTGTAAGTACTTTTCCAGTTACCGGTGTCACCAGTACAGAATCATAATATAAACTTAGCGAGTAGAAACTTGTTCCATCTTCTATGTAAACGGTATCTGATATACTAACATAAAATGAACGATTGTTTAATTGTGTGGTTCCAATAATACCATCAATTAAAATCAGGTCTCCAGTTACAAATTCAGGAGCCGATGATATAGATATTGCTAAATTTCCCTTGTCTGTATTAACATAGAATATAGGATTTACTTTTAATGTATTTACAACCTCAGTCAATAAATATTGGTGTCGAGTATCATTAAATGATGTTACACTTAATATATCTCCTGTGGTTGGTTGAATTCCAGTAAGAGTAACTGTACCTATTAATGATGTTGGATCAAGTGTTAATATATAATCAGAACTAGGAGATAATCTTAGTCCGTTAAAATCTACAATTATAGAATAACCATTGCTAGTTGATTCTACATAGTTTAATAATGTTACTGTAAATGGTGAAGCAAAATCATCAGGATATACAAAAACTTGTGTTTCCGGAATACTGTGTGCAACATTACCCTCAACCTCTGATATTGCAGGACCCATTACTACAAAACTTAAATAATCATTGCTTGGATGATATGCAGTTGAAAATAATAGTTTAGCTTCTTTTGTAGTGGTAGTTGAAACAACATAATCAGTCAAATACACCAACTTTTCACCGTTGTGATAAACAACAGGGTTGTTATATGTTCCTTCGTCATATGCATAACCAAGCCAAATTTCAGTATGTTTAGAAATTGGATCTATACGCATTGGCATATTTTGTGAGTTACTTCTTATTTCTTGGTTACCGTTACCAAACTCGTAAACTTCAATATGCAAATATTTAGTATCATCATTTAGCATATCAACATCATATGCACTTAACGCAATTGTTTGTTGTACCCAATCAATAGTATATGTGTACTGATTTGTTAGGGTTGTAGTTATATTTGGATATACTTTAATTCCAGAACTATTAGACTTATCCATTAAAAATACTGATAATTGTGCTGGGTTTTCTGTGATAGTTGAAAAGTATATATTTTCTTCTGTCAATTTATGTGTAAATGATTTTACAGTAAAACCAGTATATCCAAAGTCGGCAGCAGACCAAGTACTTCCGGGACGTGTAATAACTGTCATAGTTAACGTGTCTGTTATTGCACCAGGAATTAATTCTTCCGGACCATATCCAGACATGAACGAATCGCCCTTAATTTCGTAAAAATCTTGGTCTGATTTAATAAGAGAAACGTTCTCCCAAACAAAAGTATCAACACTTCTTAAAATAGTAGCATTGTCTCCTACGACAATCCAATGAGTCCCATTATAACTAACACTAGTTAATCTCTGATTGGTATTAGATATCATACCATCCCAATTAACACCATCATAACTTATTAAGATTCTACCATTTTCACCAACTATTACAAATGTGTTGTTTGCAAATGTACCATTTAATAAGTTATCGGTGTTACTATCACTAATAGTTGCCTGCACCCAATGGTAAGTGTTGCTTGAAGTAAAGACATTACAATCATCACCGGCTACTATAATAATACTACCTGAGGATATCAATACATTTAAACTACTTGTAGTTACTCTAGGTAAAACTTCTTCCCAAGTATATCCATCTAAACTTCTAAAAACACGTGAGGTTGATTGAAGTGTAGTCATAGTATTTTCAACCGCAGTAATTGTACCGTAACCAACAGCTAAATAACCATCAAAACCCAGAGACGAAACGTATGATATTCTTTTGAATTCTTGAGGTAGTTTACTCTTTAAATTAAATGTTGATTTCCAAGAATAACTATCAAGACTTGTTATCACTTCGTTTCCAGCAGAAAAATACAAATTGTTGTGATATGATACACTGTTAAGTTTATCTTTTGGTGCAAAAATTGAAGTACTATCAAACGGAGTAATATCAAAATTAGATGAGTCGTATGGTGTAAAATCACCGGCTGAGATCCAAGACACTAGGTTATTACTAATTACTATAGGTGAAGTTGGTGTTTGTGTTACGACTACATACCGACCATCATGATGAACAATATCTTGTACTTCTAATTTGGTCTTACTGATTTTATTAAGTGACCAATTTTCACCATTATCATAGCTAATAAGAATAATAGAATAGTCATTAGTTTCGCCACATGCAACAAATACCCCGTTACTACCAAAAGTAACACCTCTTAGAGATATGTTTCTTGGATAAAAAATTTGATCCTTAAGTACAGTATCAAGCACGTTAGTGTTATCATCAAAAGATTGACCAAAATATGTATTATTTGGATAGTCAATACCTGAAATTAACATAGGTAAATTTTTACCCAACATATTTTCTGTAGGAGCATAATACCCCATAGTTCGGTCTAATGCGTTTAATACAGGGTCATCACTTTTAACTATTTCCCATTTATTAAAATCAAACGTAGTGTCATTATTACTAGCAACACAACGATATAAAACGTTGTTAAAGGTTACTAGGCTATATATATTGCGAGTATGTCCCGAAGTTATATAAATTGGTTCGGGAATAAACGCATAATCGTTAGTAGTAAACAGTATAAAATCATAAGACAATACTGGATTTTGCAGTGGTGCATCATAGTACAATGCTATGTTAGTACTAGTTAAAGGTTTTACATAGAATTTGTTAAAAGATTTACTAGAAATTCCAACTAACTCATATAAAGATATACCACCCAAGATTGTGTAAATTACTTTAATTTGTAGGTTGTTAACTGTGTCTAATCCACCCAACAAACTTCCTTTGATTGTAAGAACATCACCTGAAGAATATCTTGTACCAGAATCAACTATTTCAATAAAATATTTGTTTTCTAATTGTTGCACAGAAAAATTAGGTGAGTATATTTTTATTGTTGCTCCGCCACTTCGTGAATCAACATAAGTATATGGTGTTTTAAGTTTGTAAAAATATAATTCAAGACCTTTGATTTGTCCAGGACTTAAATTAGTTTTACCATAATTAAGGCTAACTACTGCATTTCCAATAGTTCCGGTAATTGCTATTGATGTCTTCGGTGATGCAGATGTTGTGTTAACTTTGTAGAATTTAGCAACAATCTTTAATTTTTTATTAGCAGGTACGTTAGCTGACAGAGTAATTGTTTTGCCTAATACTTTTGTAACTCTAGTATTTTCTGGAACCGTATCACCTGTAACAACCATTCCCACTTGCGGAAGTATACCATCAATATACTGAACAGTTTTTGCACCAGAACACGTAACATTAAGAGTATTCACTACTACATCAGTAATATAAACAGTATTTGCAGGTATAGTACCGCCGGATAGTGTCATTCCCTTGACAAAAGTATTGGTCAAAGTTCCGCCTGCAATAAACGTGTTTCCTACTAAAGATCCACTACTTGCAATTGCTGTGGTTGTGTTGGTTAAGGTTATATTAGTAATTGGTAGCACAGCCTCTTGTTTGCTAATTCGTGTAACAGTTGCCGGTGTTCCTGTTATTGTTACTTTTTGTATTTCACCTATACCACTAACTTGAGTTACTGTCAATACGCAATCATTTAGTGGAGTAGTTCCTCCCAAATTATTTCCTTTGATTGTAAGTGTGTTACCTACACTGTATAAAGTACCAGTGGATGTAATTTGAACATCATATGTATAATTTAATAATATATTAAAGACGGTAAATACTGCACCTTTGGTGTCACTATTTGCAATAAGTCCTGGGTAAGGTATTGCATAATCTAATAATGTTCCTAAACTGCTTTCAGCACCTGTAGCTGTAACAATACTACCATAAAACTCACCAGAAATCCAAGGTTCTACTTTGGTTCTATAACTAGTTCTATCAAATTTTATTGTAGTAGTTATTTCTCTTGTAGGAGTATTTGAAATTATAGGCACTGCACGTGCAGTTACTTCTAATTTATTTTTAATGGTTGAATAGTTTGACACCAATACTACTCTATGGTTATCAACTAATGCATCTTGTTTAGTTTTATACAAAGCAATTACAGAATTTTTGCGGAACAATAAATCTGAATTAATTACGCGGACGTAGTAATATTTTTTGTTTTCTAATCCTGAAATACCATTTGTATTTGGTCCCATTGTGTACTTAACTACATCTCCGGTGACTAATGGTATTTTAGAAATCTGTATTGTATGCTCTTGATAATTAATATTGTTACTATCAAAGAACACGGTAATTGAAGGTTGAATTAAAATTTCTGGTTTATTTGTATAGCCAGCTCCTGGATCAAGTACAATAATATCAATTAATTTTCCATTACTCATCACTGGTTCAAGCAATGCCGGTCTAGTTGGTGCAGGATATATAGAAGTATCAACTATTGCGCTGATTGTTGGAGGGTCAATATAATTTCTACCAGTATCTAACAGCACAACTCCTGGTAAATCTATGTAGACAGTAGTAGGTGGATTATGAGTTGCTATTTTACTTCCATTTACTCCTCTAGTTAAATTCATCAACTTTCCATTTTTTCTATCAACTATTGAATAGTCGATGAATTCATTGTCTATTTTAATTCTACCAATTACAGGAAAACCATAAGCGTCGGTTAAATGTATTTCATCAGATACCAAATCTACATATGCGGCTAGGGTAGTTATAGGGTAATTCTTTTTACCAGTAAGTGATAATCCGTAATTGTTGTACCAGTCAGAATAAGTACTATCAGTCCAAATAGAATCATTAGGTAAGAACTGCCCGTTATCTCTTACTGCATCAAAAACTAAATTAGGTGTAATAAATTTAATAGTTTTATTGTCGTATCTTCCCGGTAAATCAAAGTCAGTTATTTGACCTGTATAAGAATCTAACGCATTGTATTTTAATAAAAATTCTTTAATGACAACACGATACGGTTTTACTTCATTAATATACCCATCTAAGAAAGTTTGATTGTCACGTTTATAATTTTTATCTTGTGCTAATTCACGTAAAGTATGATGTACATCAACTAATGAAGTTTTATTTAACCATGTTAAATTATTTTGAGATGTAGTGTTTTCCCCTACAATGTATTCAAACATTAAAATCAAACTTTTATTGCGATGTACACGTAATGTTTCGGTGTATACTTCTTCATTTAAAGCACGTACAATATAGCGAGTTTCCATTGAAGGATAAGCGTCAAACGCATTCAAATCAAAGAAATTGTTGTCAAATCCTATTTTATTTTTTTCGTAATCCCATAATGAATCAAGTAATTGAATAGTGCCCTGTTCTAAACCAACTCTATTCCATGTTGTGCCGTCATGTGCGTATACTTCACGCTTGCCCTCACCATTAGATGTGACGCCAGCAATCATTCCTGTATAAGGAGTTAATGTTGCTAGTCCATAATACTTAGGAACTTCAACGTCAATTTTAGTATTAACACTATATCCTTCAGCCCACCAGTAAACATATTCCCAATATTTTGTTGTATCAAAATCAGACCCTAAAATTGTAAACAATGTGGGAACTCTTACTGTGCTACTAGAAGTATTGCTTGAACCCAATAAACTTGGAGTTCTGAATTCTGCAATTGGATGTTGTTTTAAAACATTGTTGGCATATCCAAAGTAATTTTTTAACGCTTTTAATCTATTCTTAAACAAGCTTTGTCTTGGTCTATATGCTACACCTGTTTGCATTAATTTAGGTAGATTGATGTCAGGGATTACATTACCTTGACTATCTAAACCTGCAAAGCTATCTAACAATTTTTCATACAAAGCTTCAGGTTTAGTATTTTGTGCATAAATTGACGGCAACCCAGAAATAAAATCATCTTCATACCCTGCACGAATTAACTTAAACTCATTATACGCAGGGGTATCATTATTGCTTGTACTAAATCCAATATATAAACTAGTAGTAACATCATTTATAAATTCTCCTGCATTGTATAATCCAAATACATTTGGCTTATATGCGGCAAAGAAAGGTATTCCTGAAGTTATAGGATTAGCAATATACAATTCTAAGTTTGTATCAGCCAGTGTTTTTCCTTTATTTGTAAAAACAATATTAGTGTTACGAACCCAAAAATAGTATTTTAATACAAGTGATCCTGTGTTATCAACTTCAACTGTAGTAGAGTATAATTCTATATTATAAGGTCTTCCGTTACCTACATAATTTACAGGGGTGATATTACTTTCAATCCAAGAATATACCGTGACTGTACTCTCGGGGAAAACAGTGCCCCAATGTGAACTATTATACAATATGTCATCTTGATGATAGCTATTAAATTTTGCCGTAGATGTATTAAACCACAATTTACCAATATAATCAGATGCCCAAACTTGTTTATTATTTCTGTTGCTAACATTATATCCTGCGGGATCAATATTACCAATATAATCTAGGTTAGTGGTAACAACTCCTAGTAATTTTCCTTGTTGTGGATCTATATAATCTAATGATACTAATCTTTCATTGGTTACATTGTTATATAATTGCACTCCGGTAATTTTATCAATATCAACATAGTCTACCGGTTTTCTGTAAGGGCTCCAGTTAGGGGTCTTTGACAAGTTTCTATAAACAGTGATTCGTCCCAAACTAGGGAAAGATGATTCAAAATAATCAGGAATACCTATAACCAAATTATAGTTAGTAAAAACTAAACGTTTTCCATAATTAGTATTTTTTCCTTTATTGGTTGTCAAATCATTACATGATTGTGAGAACACATACTTACCTAGATTATTTAAATTTTCATTATTTTCAGGTATGTAATCATAGATATAAACTGCTCCTACACCTGCATAAAAATCTACCCATCTTGTAAAGTTATTATCAAAGTATGTATCATTGTTGGCGTTACCGTCATCAACAAAGTCAAATGTTGTAGGTAAAAATTTACTTGATTTAGTTGCACTTACAGCAAATGAATTGTATTCGTTAAATTTAATTGTGTAACCAAAGTGACAAGGATCTGTGACGCCATGCACTTCACGAATTACTTGAGTTTTAGTATACTCGGAAAAACCTAGACTATCAATAACTGATTTATCAAATACAGTTATTTCAAGTTTTTCATTTAATCTACTAGTAACAGAAAACTTTAAATAAAGTTTTAAACAATTGTTAGGTAACTTTTCTGCACCAATGTTATATAATCTACCAGAATAAACATTTTGTATAGTATTGATAATATCATTAATACCCGTGCCCGGTAAATTAATAGCTATTCCATTAATCAATATAGTAGCAGGAGATGACAAAGTTACCGGTCTAGTGCCAGTTAGTGTGCCATAACTCTTGCCCTCATGTGTATATCTATATACTGCACCCTCAATATTGTCTGATGAAATGTCTATAGGAGAGCCAACTAAAACTTCAGTACCAAATTTATTAGTGTCTAAGCCATTACCAAACAATATTCCTGAACGAATACTAGTTGAATAGTCGTATGGAATTAGTTCTTGAGTGTACACAAAATCACCAGAACTTACTGTAATTATGTCGCCGGCGGCTATATTTAAAGTATATTTAAAAGTAACTGTATTAGTTGATGCGGTATAGTCTGTATTTGGTTCTAAATAAACCCCATTTCTATATATTCTGATTGGGTTAACAGGAGTCCAAGCCAATGGCGCAGTTCTATCAGTCCAAGTAAGTGTGTTAGTATCAATTTGAGCTTGTTGAACTATGCGATTGTATACGTAAACTTTACCCATATTATAAAGATTGGTTGTAAAGTCGAAAGTTGGGGCTCCGATGAATATTTTAGTACCATCATAGTTACTTGAGATTGTTCTTCCAAAATCAGTATTACTTAATTTCCAATCACTTGTTTGTGTGCTTGGATTTTTATTACTGTTTGATTGAGAGATACCAATGTAGGTAAATCCATTATAATAAACAATATCATTTGGTGAATATGTTTTTAAACTTGACCAAGCAGGTATAACATTAGCTATACTTAAAGATGATATGCTTGAATAGATATATGTAGCCTTATATATTGGTGTGGCTAAATCAATGTCTGTTTTAAATGATCCATTTAAGAAAAATGTTGTTAAATTTAAAGCTGAATTGTATGTAGCAACTTCAATGGTATAAAAAATTCCCGTTGATGAAAAGCAAACCTTATCACCGTGACCCAAAGAATCTGATTGGTCTCCGGAGACGGTAAACTTAGTATCACCTGCTTTTATAGTATATGCAGTAGAATATCCTGTCAAGGTTCGAGTTAATTTTTCATCTAATCGATAAACATATACAGTAGATTCATTTATAGAACTAAAAAACAACCAATTTTTATCACCAGATAAAGCTACTGTCTCTCCAACTTTTTTACCTGAAATAGTAATTGTTTGATTCAATTTTATTGCAGTATGGTTGCTTTTGTGCAATGCGTAAATGTAAATTTTACTAGAGGCGTCACTAGGTGCAGTTACTACTAATATATCGTTACTCTTTGCTATTGCAGTTCCATAATTTGAACCAAGGTTGATAGTTTCTTTTAATTCGTATGAACTAACGGTGTTTAATTGATTTAACGGTGCATATCTGTAAACAGTTCCTAAAGACGGATCACCCACAAATACTCCTGCATCATCATCATATGCAATAGACTCTCCAAAACGTTGAGTTGAACCTAATTTTACCGTATCAATAAACTTATAATTTATTGTTTTTTGTATAACTGTCCAATTAGAATTACTGTCACCATCAACCCAAATTTTTTGATTACCTACACCATCATTTATTAATTTTAAATCAGAAATATATTTTGTACTAGCGATTCGTTGTTTTTGAAATTTTGCACATATACCAGTAGCTGTGATGGCACTAGTACTAGCAGGTAATGACAAATCAACTTGCACCGTGTTTGAATCAATTACTTTGTTAACTCTATAAAATCCATTAACACTAGCATCATAATTGATAATCATAAATGTAGCATAAATTGGTAAATTATGAAAATTATCAAAAACAATAGAACAAGTTCCATTCAAATTATTAATTACATTAACAACTCTTAGAACATTATTAATAGTCCCCATTGGTACTGGAGTTAGTACTGTCCAAGTGCTAAGTTCGTCAGCTAACCATATATAATCACCTTGATATAGGTCCTTAATACTTACTGCGTTGTTGTTTAGTGTTTCATAAAGGAAACTATGTATTTTAATATCATTAAAATTAACATACCCAGCAGTTGGCAGTAACTCTAAATTATCTCCTGTTTTTATTGGTAAAATATTAGTACTGGTTATCGGAACACCAAAATTACTAAAATTACCATTGGGCATAGATAACGGTATTGTTTGCATTAAATATGTTTCTGGAACATCTTTGACAATTCCAATAATATTGGGATTTCCGGTCAATAACTTTTTATCTAAAACAATTTCTATAAAGTTTTTATTTGCAACACCGCCATACTCAGAAGTTTTTATAGCCCAGTTTTCATAAACATCATATGTGATAGGACCAATATCTAACTTAATATTTTGAACAGCATCAATGATATTCTTTGTTCCTTTTTCAGATATCATTGTTTTAAATAAATTTACTTGTGAAATATCTGATAAATCACTAGCCGCAAGATAATCACGCGGTCTGTATCCAATTAACGAAAATCCTAATACGTCTCCGTCATTTTTTAAATTAGCATTGTTAATATCATAATACAAAACACTTTCGGCTGCACGTGTACTTGCATTAGGTAATAATCCTTTTTGAATGTGTGCGTAATTAGTTTCTATCCAATCATTCACATTAAATGTTAGTGAAGGGGGTATAACTTTATTAGCCATCCAATATTTGTTTTGGTACGTAACAATTGAACCTTTAGTATATTTTATATTTGATGTCCAAGCCTCAATGTTGTCTTGATTTAATATAAAACCCTGAGCATTCATTGTACCATTCCATTCTGCGCTCTTTAGACCTCTAAGGAACAATCTATTTTGACGTAAGCCAGTCTGTGAATTAAAGATAGTATCATTGAACAAAGATTTGTTATCAAATACAACGATGTGTTCTAACGAACTCATTTGTGCAGTGAAGTATGCAATAGTATCACCGTCATTTAATGGTTTGATTTCGAATCTTGTACCATCTCTAGTAATTCCCAAGTCACTTATATTAATTGCAAATAAGTTTTGATTTAGTGCATAGTTTTGATTATGCAATGTAAGTGGTTGTACAATTAAATTTTCTTTATCAATTACTAATCTGTTAGCTGATGGGTTGACATTTATTAAACTGCCGTTTTCCCATCCTGCACTCACCCAGTATAAGACTTCTGCTACGATTTGATTCCAATTTAAAATAAAACCATTTTCTTGATTTTCAAAAATAAGTCCTTGGTCTGTTAAATATCTACCATAATTAACTATAAATTCAGATAATTCTTGTGGACTAGTAAACTCAATACCATAAGGTACATACGTTATAGTTTTTTCATATAAAATTGGTATATTTACAGTTATACCATTTACTGTTATTTCTTCATAGCTAGTATTACCGGTGTTTTTACTAACATACGTTATAAAATATGCACGTGTTTGACTATTACCAGAAACTTTATAGCCGGCAGCAGTTTTTTGTATTATAATACTGCTAAATCTAATTATATTAGTGACTTGATTTTGATACAGTAGAACATTATAACTTTCGTTAGGCAACAACAATGAAGCATTATTTGAATTGGTACTTGATTTTTCAAGATAGAAATTCAAATATTCTTTGTCCGTAAATCCAGCGACTCTATATGTAAGTCTAACATCTAGATTATTCAACAATGAACTAACTTTATCGTATCCTACATGACCTGTATTTTGTACATAATCAACTATCCAATTCATGTAACTGTGTTGAGCCGTGCCACTTCCATATAGTAACGGAATTTTATTATCATGTTGAAATCCGTCTAGCATATATTGATTGAATTCTGAACTAAACGCATATAAATCTAAATCTTGTGCTAAAGCAAAAAACTTAGCAGGCTTCATTAGTGCAAGAATTTTAATTAAATCAAATGGGTAATTGCTACTCTTTCTGTAACTGTACTCAGCCGGACCCATATCTCCTACTTGCCAATCTTTATCAAATACAGCATCAGTATATTCGTTTACAACAGAAGTAAATGGATTTTTTAAATTACCATAGCTATCAACCGGTAATATTTTTGATAATCTTGGTCTTGCTCTTGCAGGGTTTACAGTTCCGTTGATTTTTCCTGCTTCAATATCTGTCCAAAGAACTTTATTTTCGCTTGTGTACGGTGCCGCACCATATTTACCGTCCCACCATGTAGGTTTATTAACTAATCCTAACATTTCCCATGGTGTAGAATGCGGGGTAGTAGTATCAAAATACCACAGGTATATACCTCTCCAAAATCCTTGAATAACTCTTTTACCAAATTTATCAACACCGCCGGCGTAGTTCCAAGTAAATTTTTCGCTAGGTGAATAAAATTGATTAGCGTAATCAATGTTGTTTTTTCCAACCCAATCCAAGAAATTACCTGTATATATTTTTTGAATTTCTTCTAATGAATTGCCAGTGTTTCTAAAGTATCCAGGAATAATATCTTCTTCTTTTATAGGTATACTAGCACTTACTTTAATATTATTATAGATGCGTGTTTCGAACTCTAATAAAACCTTATCTTTAAAATCTTTTAGTACACTATATTGATAGTCACCGTATAACTTAGTAAGAGACCCGTCATGTCCTCTAATAAAATATGTAGGTATCAAATAAGTATTGTCTAACACAATGCCCGGTTCAACTGCGGGATACAATCCTAATTTACTGGGTGTGTTTGGTACATAACTACCATATGTATTATTGTATTCGTTGACAGTTATTGATTGTCCAGGCAATAAATCTTTTGTAATTTGTAATTTAGGTTCTGTTTTACTTACAATATAATCACGCCCTCTTACCAATTGTTCTGAGGTTGTAATTCCATTCTCTACATAATTTAAATATACCAACACTGAATAATAATTTGCGTTGTCAAAATCATATATTCTGCTTAATGGGAAGAAACTGGTGTCAATAAATGTATTAAAAACATAATTCTTTGAAATGTAGGGTGCTCTTGCCGGAAGCATATCTGACCAAAAGAAGCTTTCAGATTCTTGCTTGTAAGATGCAATTTGTTGTAAAGCATCGTCTAACATTGTTGCACCTGACATATAAGGTGTATAATCTGATTGGTCAACAGTATTCAAAAGTAATTGTTTAAATTTTATATACTGATATTCATTAAAGGTCAATGCATCAATTAAGTTATATTCTCTATTTCTTAAAAAAACTGCTGTATTGACTAGTGACGCACTGTTTCTAATTATTTTAGTTCCATAGGGAATCAAATCACCGGAATCTCTAAAGTTATTTGAACCAAAAACATCACCGGTTATTTTTCTGCTATTTGTGAAAATACTTTGATATTGTCCTTTTAAATCACCTAAACTTAATTCTTCAATATCTACGTTGAATGGATTGTTAGCTAAATTACTAGGTATTGTATAGTATGCATTAGGGTCTAACGGGTCATTGCTGTATATTAATATCTGCAATAATGTATTGCTTTTAGGAGGATTCAATAAACTAATAGTAGTTTGATTTTTTGCAGTTGATTTAGTGACAGTATATTGATCGGCTGTTTGTTCTACACTATCAATAAATAATTTTGTTATTGGCCATGGAGTTGCTGTATCATCAACTGGTAAAATATTAAAAATCAAAGACGGGTTACTTGGACCAATCAAATAGTTAATATCAAATGCTTGATACTGAAAACTTTCTCCTTTTGCTGTTTCCCAACCTATTTTTCTGTTGTATTTGGTTCGTGATGTATAATTATGTACATACCCGTCAGTTATTTTATATGTAGTTGATATAGTATTTTTAATAAAATTAAATGAATCACTATTGAAGTTAACGTTAAAGCTTATGTCACCAACATTAGAAACCGAGCTATATTTAATAGGAAATCCTAAAACACTGTCGTTGCCACCTGTACCTATAGCATAAGAAAATAACTTGCTACCGGCAAAATTACTTCCATTATAATATGATTGATTACTAAAGCTAATACCATTAATATCAAAAACATCAAACAAAGGAGGTTGATTTATTAATGTCTTTGCTTGAGAACTATTCCAATTTGAACCATTAAAGTAATAAACTTTATTAATATTGTTTTTTAAGGATACAACTTGTTCGTCAGGAAGAACTACATCCTCCGGTGTATTAGTTAATGTAATAACAGGAGTTGCGTTAACCGATAATTTTTGAAATTTTACAATAAAGATTTTATTTTTAACTTCAATATTATTATCTTTTGTAAAAACAATTCTAGCACCATCGAATAACGGTATACTAGTATCTATCATATAAGATGTTTGACCTAATATCTGAGAATCTACATTGGTAGTAACAGTATCAATAAAATCAACAAATGATTTGTGAACAGTGCCAGTATTAAATAATTTTAAATTTGGATAAAATTCTATGATAGGTCTGTTTGCACGATTTAATTGATTATTCAATGCATTCTGAGCAATAGAACCATTTGTATATTTTATAGTATTCTTTAATACGTCAATATGGAACCATCTGTTGCTTCGACTCCATGCGTTTCTATTTTGTGCTTTTCTGTTAATGGTTATATAGTCTTTATTAACAGGAACATTTAGTCTTTCACTAAAACCTGAAGTGTCAAAATTTTCGGTGTCGTAATATTTGTATACGTTTTCAGTAAATTTTTCTGGAACTAACAATTCTGATTCGGGTACTAGGTAAATGCTAGAACCAACACCCTCAACATAATAATTTTTATTTTTGTAATTTTGTGGGTAAACCAATCCGGTAAAATATACTTTTAATCCGTTAGTAAATTTTACTCCCAACGGGCTAGTGTAATTTCTTTTTCCTAATATACCAGTTTCAATGTTTATAGCGTGGCTGTCTTGATTATCAATTAATTTGATTGTTCCTGTTTTTAAAGAATTTTTAGAATCTTGGTAATATAAGGTGTCTAAATTAGCAGTGATTGGTGGTAGTAAAATTATCTCTCCAAATTCATTGCGTACAAAAGATTTTCCAATAAATTGTTTTCCATTGGTAATAGTTATTTTTTGATTGGTTGGTATTTGCTTGTACTCTGATAATGAGATTAAAGGATCTCCGGTCTCATCTGCAACTAAACTAATTTTGTAAAAATAGTTATTAACTACGGTGGGAGTACTAGAATCAAAAGTAAGATTATCCAAAGTACCATCATCGTAAAAATTAACAATACGTGCGGTTTGATTAGGTGCAAACCCATAAAACATTATAATTTTATCATTTAAAATATTTACATTATCTAAGTTTTTAAATGTACTTAATGCTTTTCCATGAATGCTATCAAACGGTATTGTAGATATCAAATCAACAAAAATACTGTTTGCGTATATAAAAGAATCCTGATCGTTTACATGAGGTACAGTAAAAGTAATTATACCGTTTCCATTGCCATCAACTCCGTATATTTCTCTAGAACTTACATTATTTCTAGCAGGATCAACACCCGAAATACCAGGACTAGTTTGTATGTACATTTTGGAAGCTGGGTCTACTTGAAAGGTATATGTGCCGCCACGTAATAATTTTATTTCAGGATTTTTACCCAAAGCTTTGTCATTGGCAGTGAATGAATAATCAATTGTCTCATCTTTTACAATGAAAAGAAGTTCATTGTGTAGTAAGTCTGTGGTTATCTCAACACTATCCGGCCCATCAGGTAACCAATAATACTGACTAAAATTAACAAGTTTGTCCATATCAACAAAACTGTCCCATGAATAAAATTGATTTTGAAATAATTTAGAATGATTTACTACTGAACCATTTTCCGCTGCCAATGCATCAATTAGTCCCGGATAAGTTAATACGTCAACTGCGGTACTAGTATTTGATTTTGTAAAGACAACACTTGGTTCTAATTGATAATGTTGTCTAATACTATTTGTTTCGGGAATATAGGTATCACTAGCAGTTAATCCATATTCAAATTTTCTACCAATGTACCCTTCTATTTTATCCAATTTAGGTGGAGTAACCAACTGATCCAGTGTTGCACTTAAAAATTGTTGGTTAGATGATGTCCTAAATATTTCAGGAAGAAAATTAAGCGTTCTTACTTGAGATGTCATTATTGTTTTTCCACTGGTTTAAAATTCATTTGCAGTTAGTGATGTGATAACCTGTATATCAGAGACTTGAGCACAACTTATAAAAATTTCATTAGGTGCGCTACGAATTTCATACAAATCGCCAAATTTTAGTTTAGGATTCTTTGGAACTAAAATAGCAGACCCTATAAAGTCTCCCAGTTCACTATGTAAATACGCACTTAATTCACTAAAGTAAAACGTGTCCCCAAAATCCCAATTATTAATATTGAAATAAGTATTGATACTGTTGATAACAGAGATACTTATTTCACTGTCACTTGCGGTAGTAGTTGAATTTTTAATTACTTTAATTACCGCTTGTAATTCAGAATCTGCTTTAGACCCAAACAAAGGTTTAAATTTGACACTGTTTAGAATTACACTATCACTTAACATTTTATAATTTTCTATTTTACCATAGCTTTGTGCTAACTCATTTATTGTAGGTGCAGTTGGTTCAACAACTTTACCGGTAGTATCAGTGATCCATTGATTATATTGTATATAATATGATTGAGTCACAAGGTACATATCTATAATATTTGTGGTTGCAGGATTAATTCTAGAAGTACTACTGCTGTTATGTTTGTATTGAAAATACAGTCCTTGTCTTCCTGAATAATTATAAATACCACTTATTTCATTTACTAATATAAAATTAGCAGAAGTAGAATCAATTGCAGTTTGATAATATTTTTTATCTAAAAATGCATAAAAACGCTGACCTATTTCGTATAAGTATTTTACATTTTGAATTTGATTCAATGTACCGTAGCTGGTTTCAATATTTGTACTAGGGATGATTTTGAATTTGTTTAATAAATTGTAATCAATTATTTTTTCAACAAACACAAAAGCGTTTGGTACACTCTTGTATGCAGTAACGTCATCAAAAAAATCAGGATTACCAATAATTTGATTATTTTCTGGGTCTAAAATGCTAACTTCTACAGAATAATCATCCACATAACCATCAGATTCTACTGGTTGTCCTACTACAGCCAAATATATATCAGACGAGAAAGATGAATTTGAACTTGGAAGTGAGTTTGTTTTTAAAATTCTTATAGTATCATAAGTTGATTTTCCACTAAGTGGATCGTATATAATCTTTGTTTTATCAAAAGAAAATCTTGTATCATTAACACTACCAAAGTAAAATGATAGTGCTTTATTGGTTACTGAGTACAAACCATTACCTAAACTTTTAAAGTTAACTAAGAAATTAGTTTCTGAATAATCAAAAATTGTCCATCTATTTGGATCATTCAATGATAATGAATTGTTATACATTAAAGAAAAACTTTGATTTATGTTACAACGTGCTATTGCATTTTGAATTAAGATAGCAGGAACAATATTATCAAACACCGGAATGATTGTGTCTACTATTGAACCTGATGGTATATTATGGCTAAGTGTAATTGGACCCAATCCAGAAGCTAAATTACCCAAACCTCCGTTGTATCCGTCATTCACAACATCAACAACAGTAGCCCAAAGATATGTAACGTCTCCGGGTTGTGATAATTTTGGAATTAATTTATTGTTTTGAAAAACATATCCACTAGGTGCAATAAATTTAATGTATGCTCCTGTAGTACAATATTTCATATTTCCAGTAGTATATATTCCTACAGGTACGGCAGTATCACTAATATTGAAATAACCTGTAATATTTGTATAGTTGTATGAAGTTTGTTTCCATACATTATAAATTGGTTGACCAGTTATTGAATCTCTTGTAGTTGGTGAAAATCTGTTTGCGTTAGAAATGTAAAACTGTGACATTTTATGGTTAGATAATATAGACAACAAGTTATTAGTTAAAAAACTTATCACACTTGTTGTTCCTCTTTCTAGTGTAAATGTTCTAAACTCATTGTCAGTTTTCTGATACAATGCACCATCTTCAGCAAATGCACTAACACTTGAATATTTTGCAGTTGGGTCTAATAAATCATAGTTGCGTGAAGTTCCAATACTGCTACGATTCAATGCTTTACTTTTTAATACACTACTGTACAATGTTTTTGGGAATACGTTATAATCTTCACCATTTACCATACGATTTTGTGTATAGTATCTTGTGGGAGCACGTAATTTAATATCTGATATTGGTTCACGTGTTTGTGCATTGGTTACAGGTTGTGTTAGCTGTAGAGTTATTGTTAACGTTTCAACTCTATTAGTTTTACTAACATAACTAAAAGAAACAGCGGTTCCTTGAATTTCACTTGGATCAATATTATATTGAAGTGAGTTACCTGCTCTTACATATCCTCTAAAGTTTCCAATTGGTATTTCACCAAACACACCATCACCAAATATATAATTTATCTGGTCGTTAAATCTTGAGCCAACAGAGAATACTTGGTTATTATTCTTGTTAGATAATGAATATGTGTTGTTAAAAATATTATCAACTTTTTTCCACTCGGTTAGTTCCCCTGTTACAGGATCAATTTTAAATAACCAAACATCATTATCATTAATATTTTCAATGTTTACGCTGACTATCTGATTTGATAATTTTTGTGACAAAGAAAAATTTTGAGTCTTTAATGTGCCTTGTTTAAAATACATAAAGAATCCGGTATTTGATCCTCCGTAACCTAAGTTATCATTTCTGTACAATATATTAAATATTCCGTTTGCTTTTGGTGGCAATTCATAGATATAATCTTTTCCAACAGTGCTGGAACTAACTAATTCAAAGTTCATTGTAGTTCCGCTAACTGTAGCATTGAAGGGTACTACAGGTAGTGCATCTGCTGGTATTTGAATACTATATTCGCTAGTTTTAATTCCCAACACCGTAGTTGTATTTCCGGGACGACCAATTCTTTGCGAATTAATTAAAGCCGCATTTAAAACAGTATTGAATTGCTCTTGCCAATTACCATTTGACGGATCATTCCAGGTGATTGTCCTACCACCCAAATTAGCCCCATTAATATCACTTATATTTTCAGTAGTTCTAATTCCTACTATTTTTAAAAAGCCCTCAGAGGACAAATTTCTTTTTGGGCTATACCCAATTAAATTTGCTAGTTTAATAACACTATCACGGCGTTCTGCTGTGTCAATAAAATTTTCACGTGTATTTAAATCGTCACGGAAACTTAAGCTTTGCCCCATGAACGCAATAATATCCAACAATGCTATATACTCTGAACTCTCGGTATAGTCATTAAAAGTCTCTGGATAGTGAGTTCTTAGATAATCTACAAAAGTTTTACGCAGAGTTTCATAGTCGTAGCTTTGGAAATCAGCTTGACTGAAAGTTTTATAGATGGTTTTCCAATCATTGGTACCAAATATTGTTGATTGTCTAGAACTTGTGGCCATAAATGTAGTATCTCTCTAATATATTTATCGTTATAAAAATACCGGTTTTTAAGCTAGCGTAGCAGTATTTGTTTGTTGGTCAAACATAATACTCAATGTTTGTGCTTGATTTGTTGGATTTATTGCCAACTCAATCTGTGCAACAATTGTATTTTCTTGAGAGTAAACATCAATTGAATTAATAATCAATCTTGGGTCCATTCTAGAAATTCTTAACAATTCTTCTTTAAGTAATGCAACGGTATCAGGAGTATTTGGCTCATATATAAAATTCCAAATATTTGTACCATAAGAAGCTTTTCCCGGTTTTGATCCTTGCGGAATATTCAGCGCATTGAGGAAATCTAATATTACTAATTCATCATCCGTGACTTTATACTTTTTTGCCCCGACTGAAGAAGTACCTATTTTCTTATTGTAATTAGATAATCCTGTAGGTATATCGTTAGACCTAATTGAATTAATATGTTGTGTTGAGAATCCATAATATATTGCCATGTTTTTTCCTTTATTGTCCTGTAGTCAAACTGTACATTTCTTTTCTAATATCCTCAATGCGTTTGATGCAATCCTTATAATCCTGATTGGCGCTCGCATATTCTGCACTGTCAGCTCCGTATTTCTTTTCAGCTTTATTTTTTGCGGTTTGTAGGTCCCATTTTTTGTTTTTATCTAAATCGTCTAATTCTTTTTTCAAAGTATCATATTTGGCAGATGATTCCGCACTTAATGGTTTTACGTTCAATGCACCGCCCGAAGTGATTGGTAGTGCGACCCCCGGTCCCAGTAAAGATTTTGACAATGAATTAAGTTCTGTTCGGTCTACTGTATCTACGGCGAAAGTAGGAAGAACAGTGCTATTTTCACCACCTTTGGGTATAGCCCCTAAATTAGGTTTTGAACTAGCAGGATCAGCCTTGTTAACAAAAGAACCCAATGACGCTAATCCATCTTCAAATGCTCCTAAACCTAATCCAGGAGAAGTTACACTGCTTAATGTAGTACCAGTTGGTGATGAAGATTTTGCTATAGTTTGTGCGTTCTGTGGCAATTTGACCGGTAAATTTTCTGTACTAGGTGCACCTGCTAATGCTGACAAATCGGGCGCTCCATTAGTTAAACTTTTTAACCCGCTTCCGTTAGTAAGTCCTAAATTATTTGCTGGAGAGGTCAATGCACTCATAGAACTTTCCGAGGTGCTTGAAGTTGATATTGAGTTTTTAAGAGCAGATCCTTCGTTAGATAAAGAAGTAGACAATGATCCGCCGGGTTGAAGTCCCATGCTTGCAGTTAGTGTTTTGTTTAATTCACTGTTATTAGACTTCATTTGTGCTAACTCTGCATCGCTAAAATTTCTAACATCTCTGCCTGTTGCCGGGTCTTTAACAAACGCCGGTTTATAATTAGGATCATTTTCTGCTGTAGCGACTGTTAAGTTTACGGGCTTATTAGCAGAAAAACCTTTGAAAACTGACTTAACCGCATCAAATCCTTTTGAGGCTGCATTTTTTGCGTTATCAATTATTGAGGTTGTTGTTTTCTTAATTGAATCTCCTATTGTACCTGTTGAACTCATAGATTTTTCATTTAAATTGGCTGCATAATTTCCATCAGTAATACTTGAACTTATCTTAGCGCCGGTACTAGTTGATTGTGTTGTAGTGCCTAATCCTTTAACAAACCCAATAGTTGCGTCTGACCCATGTGTTAATGAACTAGATAACAACCCACCAACACTAGATTGACTTTCTTTACCAGTAATTATTCCAGAAGATTTGAGAGAGCTATATCCGTTTTCCATTATAGTGGTTGCACCGGACACTTGCGCCTTAGGATTTTGTACATAATCTGAAACACTATTGACTCCGTCTTTCCCAGTAAACAAGCTTGGTGGTAATGCTTCTTCAACTGTTTTGCCTTTTGCTACCAATGAATTGGCCAAGGCTGCACTACCCGGTTTAATAATCCCAGCTTGTTCTAGTTGAGTTGGTGTTTGTCCTAATTTTCCTAATATTGCTTGTTTTGTACCATTAATGTCCACTACACCAGAACCTGCGGAAACTGCATCTTTAGCCGGGCCGTTTGCTACGGTCACTGCTTGTTGAGAAATAATTGCTTGAGTTGTACCTTTATCTAATTCCCCTGTTGAATCTGCTGATGGTACGGTTGCGGCAACTGCAGGATAAGTAGGATTCTTTGGATTAGTTGGAACTGAACTATTTACTGCATCAACTTGAGCTGACGGTGGGCTAGGTAATGAATCGCTAGCAGAAGCTTTTACTTGAACATCAACTCCTAAATTAGCATTTGCCCAAGGTGTATGTGCAGGGGCACGACTGGTTATACTGTTAAGTTTTCCTGGGGTTACCACCCAACCCTTAGAACTATCAGATAATGTATCAACATGCGATGTTTTAGTAAATGATTTTACTGCTTCGGGGTTTAATGAAGTTGCACCGGTATTCAAGTTAATAACACTACCGTTTATATATGTTGTTGCACTTGATGCCAAAGAAGCATCTGATGTTGAGTTCATGCTCAACCCCTTATCAACTTTAAGTGTATGGTCTCCAACTGTATGTTGTGTAAATTCGCTTCCGATTCGTATATTAGTTTCTTTGTCACTTTGAATATTAATTTGTTCAGCATATATGTTAAGTTTTTTTTCAGCATGTATGTTGACATTGTTGTCTGCGTGAAAATTAATATCTCCTTGTGAGCGAACATTAAAACTGTTCATTGAATAGATATCTACAGTGCCTTCTTTGCCCAACTCTACATAACTCTGACCATTGGCATGTATCACAAATAAAGTTTGACCATCATCACTCATAGTAATTTGATGACCAGAACTTGTACGCAATCTTATTAATTGATTTTGTCCTTCTACACTACCGTCATCCATCACAAAACTATGTCCACCTCGGCGAGAAGTTACTTTAAGATTACTGTCTGTTTGTTTCGGTATACCTTCTGCAATAGCAGTATCATTAACTCCGTCACCCAATCCACCTTTATATATAGGTCTACCGGGTGTAGATATACCAAACACACGTGATGGTGTTTCACGCATACTAGAACTTGAAATTGCACCTCTAATTGGATCACGTAATAAACCTTGTTGTTGCAATTGTCCTGCAACTGCACTATGTACTGGACGATTAACATCAAGAAAATTACTTAATTCGTCATTACCAACGTCATTCCATTCTACAACAGGCAATGCTGTTGCACCGCCGTAACTATCAGCTTCACTACTATTTGAACTTATGTGACTTGAAGCACCTATGCCAGGAACCATGTGATGCAATCCTACTTTTGGAATACAGCCGATATAATATCCAAAATCTTGTTTACCATTTAAAAATATACATATGACTTCAGTTCCTATATCAGGCGGTACAGCCCAAAAACCATAGCTGTGATGGTTGTTTTTAAATGAGCCTTCACCACTACTTCCGTTGCCGTTGTCTCCCTGAGTAATACCAAAGAAAGGACTCATATAACTTACTGTAGTCCAGCTTGTTACTGCGTTCTCGTCTTTTGCACCAAAATCAGAAATGAACACTTGAATTCTTCCTGATCTGTTTGCATCTATAACGTTCTTTACTATACCTTTTACTGCATAGTTTATACTGATACTACCACCCTTACCCTGTTTATTAGCAGAAGTGGTTCCTTTGATTTTTACTACGTTATTAGTCATTTTTATCTTCCATCATTACAATATTATGCATAACTTGAATTATCATCATCTGGTCTTTGATTGTATGGATAATTTACACTCATAATTTTTGCGCCTGCTGTTGTTGGAGTGTTCGTACTTTCTAAGTTATCTGGCAAATTACCAAATTCACGACCAGTTGAAGTATCACTAGAAGCTAAAACTGAAGAATCACCACCAGTAGATTCTTCTGAAGAAAAACCAACCAATTTTCCTTTTGCATTATCTTTATTTTTTGTCTCTGCATTTTTTTGATTTTCTCTATTTGATTCAGAGTTAGAAGTTGATGAATTATCGTCTGTGGGCGGGCTCCAAAGCACAGTGTGTAGTTCTTGTGTAAATTTACCTCTTGAGAATGTTGACACAACATCCTTTGCCATGTAAGTTATACCTTGAACATTTTTTAAAGACTTTGGATAATTATATGCACTCAATTTATCATTTGCAGCCATTACACCAGTATCATTGTTGTAATCAATTACTTGTTTAAAGTCAATTTCAATAAACACTTGCCCTGCGTGAGGGTCAATTGAGTAGTCAGCACCGTAAAAAGATTCATATGCAGTATAGTCTACTCCAACAGTAGTTACGATAAAATCAGGATCACCTATTATAGTAATAGATGATGTTATTTGATCTGCCGGATTGTATAGGTTAGTTCTTAAACTTCCAATAGCTTCACCTCCCTTTTCAAACATAGTAGAAGTATCTGCGTTTGACGGGGTGTTTGTATTATATGGGGCGGCATACCCACCGGTGTTGGGCATTTCTTTTCCGGGTTCAGGATTTACCGGTGTATCCATATAATATAAACCATTATATTTCTGTTCGTAACTAATGACCTCTGTGTTTTTTCCAGTAAACCAATATTGATATCGTTTATGAGGTCCATAATATCCTTCAACATTTTTTACAAAAGCAGACCTTACAAAAGGTATTTTATACTCATTAATCAAGTAAGTTATTTCATATGCAAAATCATTGACAGTAGTATCATAAGCTATAATTTTTGCAATCGGGCTTATAACAAACCATTTCATCTTTTTACCAGATCCTGATTTACTGTTATCATCAGCGTTTTCTTCATCTTCTGTTAAATTTCTACTTAACCCATTAGTTATAAAAGTACTTTGTGCAATAATTCTTTCAATTGCTTGTGTAATAGCAGTACCTTTAGCAAAACTTACACTGCGGGTATTGTTATCTGGTTGTGCCTGACTTGCATTTTTATCATTCACTTGGCTAACATCGTTAATTTCTTTTAATCCAGTAATGTTTGATTTTATTCGCTGTGCTTCGGCTGAAGTAATTATTGTAGCATCTTTAATACTTCTAGAATTAGGATTAGCAAATTTTATTATAAATTTATTTGCAACTTTAATTTCTTCTTTATCTAATTGATCGGTTTGTTCTTTGTTTATAACTTTTTCTAAATTCATCAATGTTTCTTCGACATTTTTCCCTACCACTTGTTGAGGATTTTTAATTTGATTTCTGGCTACGCCATTGCCTTTTGCAACGGACACGTTAGCAGCCTTAATTGCATATGCAGTTAGTTTTCCATCTAATTTAAATTGAAAATCAATGATAGTTATTGGTAAATACCTTGTAAAAATACCACTGTCTGGGTTAGCTTGAAGATTTGAACCGTTTTTTGAATTAGGTATTAATTTATTAAGTGAATCATTGGTTACTAAATCACCGTTTTGGTCGTAGCCATAAAACTTAATTCCTATCATATATAATTGTTGCATGTGGTGTGTAGCTTTTTCTGCTCCAGGAAGCGTACTTAAGCGAGCAACTTTTAATGCCGCATCTTTTAAGTATGTTAGAAAATTAAAACCAAAAGGTTCGTATATTTTAAAATTAAAATCAATAGAATCAACACTAGGTCCACCAGTGTCTTTGGTGTTTAAAAAAGTTTGAAATGTTAAATCATCTATATAAAAATCTAAGTTGAATAAACGCTGATTCTTTCCGTCTGCATTTGTACCACCGGATTCAGCGACAATATACATTCCTGAAGGATTAATACTGCCATTTTCTACAAAATTACTATATGCCATTGGAGTTATCATATACAATGTTATATGATAATTGTAGCTACTAAATCTACTCAATGGATTATATGTTCTGGCTCCGGGCATACCAGGAGTGTATTCTTCTTCCGTTGCTACAACCGGTTCTGTTGCAACCGGTATAGTAGCAGTAGAAGTTGAGTCGGTTGAATCATCATCTGTCAATTCGTTATTTGTAGCAGGAAGATCCGGAGTCACCGAAGGTTGTTCGGGTATTTCCGCAGTTTCAACAAACACCGATGCAAAACGTTGTTTTGCAAGTGCTTGATCCTTGGGGTTTGTAAAATAACTAGGCGGGGGTTTTGGTCCCGGCATACGTGCTAAAACATACGGGTCTTGCTTGTCTGCGTTACCCAACCATTTTAGTTGTTCGTCGGTAAATTCAAATGCCATCTTATAATCCTAGGGCGGGTTTTATGTTAGCCATTTGAGGTAAGTAAATTGATGTTCCTGCAACAAAATCAAACAGTGGGTCTTTTAAACGATTTGGATTTCGTTGTGCAAAAACCCACCACAAACCAGCATTGTCATATAAGTCGTATGCCAATAAATCAGGACGTAAATGATATGTTTGAGTTATTTCCCAATACATATCTATAGGGTCTTTGGGTATAGGTCTGTTGACCATAATATCCAAAAATTGATTATTCACTATGCTTGAATCGTGATATGGACTAGATGCGTTATATAATGCCATTACCAAATACCTTTGTCGTTAGATAAACTACCACTATATAATGTTCCCTCTGCATATTTTTCTAAACTGAAACGCTGACTTGTATCGTAACGATTGACGATTGGTAATAAAGTTAAATTAATGCTTATTTTAGTTGGAACATAAGTAGGTGATTCAATTTGATTTGCCTTAAATACAGGATCTGCTATTTTTGCGTTTGGTTTTAACTTAGACGATTCTAATCTTAATAATTTACTACTGACAAAATTTGATACAAAATTTGCTACCTTGGTGCTAGGAGGAACCTTAGTTTTTGGTTCGGAAGTTTTTACATCTTGGCTAGGAGTGGAACCAGGACCTGTCAACACCCCTGCCTTAATATAGTCTACGTCAGCAGGTAAATGATAGCTAAAACTTGATATTGCTACCGGATGTTTATCAAACTGATACTGTCCAAACCCACTTAGATAACATAGTGGGGGAGGAGTTCCGTTTGGTGGATTTTTATCTTGACCATAGAACATTTTTGTAGCGGATCTAAAGAAATGAATTACTGCTAGTAAATAATTTGCTTCACTTGTGTCTTGTGCAGTAAAATCTCCTTGTATAGTTATTTCACCTACACTGCTATTTTTGTATTGATATATTTTATAATTGCTATGAGTCAAATCAGTTGGTTCATAATTTGATGTATAGTTCATGTTAATAGAAGGAGTATATGGAAATATTACTCCTTTACCTTTTAAAGGAGCTAAAATGCCGGGGTCTGGTGCGTTATACAAATACGTTGAATTGGGTGCAAGTTTTAGAGTTAATCTCCAGTCGTTGCTAGGAAGTCCCGATACAGGTACTTTAAAATTTGGGGTCTCTTGTGCGGCATTAGTATTACTTGGATTTTCAGGGAGAGTATTAGAAGTTTGATTGAGAGACATCGCATTCAAATTGGGGGTACCCTCAGAATAAATTGAATATGATACCGGTGCAGGGCTTGACACAGGAGCAGTGTTTATTGCAGTCAGTATACTATTTTGTGTTTGAGCCAGTGGCTCTTCGCCGGGTGCTACTGAAGGTGCTGTTAATCCATAATTCGTTGCCATATTTAAACCTTTACTAAATATATTTATCGCTACTAAAAAGTGCTATTTTTACCTTTTCCTAATAAAAATAGTTGCTTTTTGTCTACAATTCTGTTACAATTGTAACAAGGAAACATTAACCACTTATGACTATCATAACTAAAAAACCAGTAAATTATTTAAATAATAAAGACATTTTAAAAGAGATTCACAGTAGCAAAAACTCATATTGCACTTTTCTAGCAGACACAGACCATAGATATGATTTTATCGTGGATATGCCCCAAGCTAGCATTCCCCAAAGCTTAGAATACGCATACAAGCCAGAAAACATTCAGTTAGCACGTGAAAATCGTGCTGAAAGATTGGATGTTGAGCAGGGTATTGCTAAAGGCACGACTGATCCAATATCTATTCCTACAACAGACTTAGTGTTTAGAGTAATGACTTGGGATCATATTCCGGTCGCACCCAAACAACCACGTAAGGTAGACAAAAAGAAAACTGCTAAAGATATCTTTGAATACGAGGGCGATGCTGATGAGATTTTTGCTGACTTAGAAGATCCTACTACTGCTAAAGAAGTTGACGACATGGTACATGTTAAAGTCAACTTCCCGCCGTTTCAGCACTTCCGCTTAGATAGCACAAACACTTTCAGAGTTATCGGAAAAAGTCATTGGAAAGGTGATTTAGAAAACGGTGAGTTTGGTAAGGATCATGGAAATATCACCAACAAGCTTGCCCGTATGTACATTATGTTATGTGAAAAATACGCAATGAAGTTTAATTGGCGCGGGTACACATACAATGATGAGATGCGTAATTCAGCCATTCTACAACTTACATATGTTGGCTTACGTTTCAATGAAGCTAAATCGGCAAACCCATTTGCATATTATACAGCGGCTATTACTAATAGTTTCTGTCGTGTATTGAACACCGAAAAGCGCAATCAAAATATCCGTGATGATATTTTAGAAATGAACGGGCTTAATCCAAGCTGGTCACGCCAAGGTGTTGGAACTAGTTCTACCGTCTACGAAGAATAATTTAACCAACGGAGTTGCTTTTGCACCTCCGTTTCCTATATAATATACGAATGACTAACCTTTTCAAAAAAGCCGCAGTTTTTACTGACATTCATTTTGGACTTAAGAGCAACAGTTTACAGCACAATCAAGACTGTGCTAATTTTGTAGACTGGTTTATTAAAAAAGCAAAAGAAGAGGGTTGTGAAACCTGTTTCTTTTTAGGTGATTACAATCATCACCGTGCTAGTATTAATATTCACACATTGACCTTTGGTCTACAAGCACTTGAGAAATTAAGTGCTTCATTTGACCAAGTATTCTTTATACCCGGCAATCATGACCTTTATTATAGAGACAAGCGAGACATTCATTCAGTTGAATGGGCTAGACATTTACCTAACGTGACAATCGTTAATGATTGGTTTAGTCAAGGTGATGTTGTTATTGCACCTTGGCTTGTACAAGATGACTATAAGAAAGTTCAAAAATTATCTGGCAAATATATGTTTGGTCATTTTGAATTACCAAGTTTCTACATGAATGCTATGGTAGAGATGCCCGATCATGGTGAAATTAGTAGTGAACATTTTACTGGCTTTGATAAAGTATTCAGTGGGCATTTTCATAAACGACAAGCAAAGAAAAACATTTGGTATATCGGTAATGCTTTCCCACATAACTATGCTGATGCAGGTGATGATGCACGTGGCATGATGATATTGGAATGGGGAGTTGAACCAGTCTTTCATAGTTGGCCAAGACAGCCCATATTTAGAGTACATAAACTTAGTGATATCTTAGAAAACCCTGAAGGGTTGCTATTAATTGACAGTCATGTTAGAGTACATCTTGATATTGATATTAGCTATGAAGAAGCAAACTTCATACGTGAAACTATGATACCAGAACACAAACTACGTGAGATGACATTGATACCTATGAAGGTTGAACAAAGAGAGAATCAAGGATTTGATGGTCTTAAGTTTGAAAGTGTAGACCAGATTGTCATCGACCAGATTAACAGCATTGAATCAAACACATTTGATAAACGAATTTTGTTAGAGATTTACAATAACCTATGAAGATACCCAGAGAAGTTAGAGAATTAGAATCGTTGATTAAAGTAAACAAGCATTTAGGTATTGCTTTATCTGAGTTGACTAATACTCATTCTTACTTAGGTAGCTTAAGAGAACAAAAGACGTTGATTTCAGTTAAACTGAAATTAGAAGGCATAATAGAACGAACGTTGCAGGCTGAGAAATCATCCAAAGACAGTTTTTTTAGAAAATTAAAATGATATTATTAAAGAACATTACATTACGAAACTTTCTATCAATTGGTCAAGTCACACAAGCAGTTGATTTTAACCGACAAGACTTAACACTTATTCTAGGTGAGAACTTAGACTTAGGTGGTGACGGTGCTCGTAATGGTACAGGTAAGACCAGTCTTATTCAAGGTCTATCATATGCATTGTTTGGTGTACCCATTAACAGTATCAGAAAAGATAATTTAGTTAATCGTACAAATGGAAAGGGTATGCTAGTTACACTTGAATTCAGTGTTGGTGGCATTGACTATAAGATTGAGCGTGGTCGTAAGCCAAATCTATTACGATTTTATGTAAATAATGATTTACAAAAAGGTACGGACGATGCACAGGGTGAGAACAAAGAAACACAAGTAGCAATTGAAAAAGTATTGTGTATGTCTAGTAGCATGTTTCGTCATATCGTAGCATTGAATACATATTCAGAACCATTTTTAGCATTAAAAAATAACGAACAACGTGAAATCATTGAACAGTTGTTAGGTATTACTTTACTTTCTGAAAAAGCAGAAACAATTAAGGTACTGTTGAAAGATACTAAAGATAGTATTCAAGGTGAAGAATTTAAAGTCAAAGCTATTGAAGAAGCCAACAAGCGAGTAAAAGAACAAATTGAAAGTTTAAAGCGCAGACAAGGGCTTTGGCAAAAGAAACATGAAAATGACTTAGCATACTTAGTTGCACAATATGATGAACTGTCACAAATTGATATTGATAGTGAATTACTAGCACATAAAGAGTTAGTAATCTGGAATCAAAAGAAGAAACAACAAGATACATATAATGCATTATTGGCTAGACAAACTGCTTGGAAGCAAAAGCAAGATAAAGATGTTACTGACTTATTAAATCAAGCAGAAAAACTAACCAGAATAGATATCGTACAAGAAATCTTAGCACATCGTGCCTTGGTTGAGTATAATAACAAGTCAAAAGAAATTGCAGACAGAGACAAAGAAGTTGCACGAATCAATAAGGACATTGATAAAGAAAACAAGTTAATTGAGAAATTAAATGTTGAAATTATAAAGTTGTTAGCACATCAATGTTATGCTTGCGGTCAAGATTTCCATGACGAACAACACGCTAAGGTTCTAGCAGATAAAGAAAAGATGCTAGAAGATGCACAATTTCATGTTACTACACTGTTGAATCAATTAAAAGAATTAAACGATAAAGACATTGTATTGGGAGATAAGCCTAAGACACATTACAAGACAGAAGCAGAAGCAATTCGTCATGGTAGTGATGCAGAAAACATTCGTACAAAGATTCTTGAAAAAGAAAAAGAAGTTGATCCATATGCTGAACAATTAGCAGAACTTACCTCGGTTGAAGTGGGTCCTATGCCAGTTACGCATTATGATACAGAAGCACAAGCGATTGAACATCGTAGCAAAGTATCAGGGTTGTTACAGCAAATTGAAACTAAGGCTGCTGAGTCTGATCCATATGCTGAACAGGTTACAGAGATGGAAAGTAATGCGTTGCAAGCAATTGATTTTGAAGCAATCAATAAACTAACTAAGACTATGGAACATCAAAAGTTTTTGTTAGATATTTTAACTAGCAAAGATAGTTTTGTACGTAAGAAAATCATTGACCAAAATCTGTCATATTTGAATAGTCGCTTAACACATTACTTAGATAAGATTGGCTTACCACATCAAGTAGTATTTCAAAATGATTTAACAGTTGAAATTACTGAGTTGGGCCGTGAACTTGACTTTGACAATTTAAGTCGTGGTGAACGTAATCGGTTGATTCTAGGCTTGAGTTTTGCTTTTCGTGATGTTTGGGAGAACTTATATGCACCAATCAATACATTGTTTATTGACGAATTGATTGACAGTGGGCTAGACACAATGGGTGTTGAAAACGCTATTGCTATTCTTAAGGACATGTCACGTAGACGACATAAGTCTATTTGGCTTGTTAGTCATCGTGAAGAATTAGCCGGACGAGTTCCTAGCGTATTGAAAGTCGTGAAAGAAAATGGCTTTACCACATATAGTACAGCAGTAGACGTAGAATAATTTTGAAAGTTGCACACAAGAGATAAGTATATGTCTATGCCATCACCGAGTAAGAACAAAGGATCAGGGTTTGAGCGAGAAATCGCAAAATATCTAAGCGAAAAATATAGTGAAAGCTTTATTCGTGCCCCTGGTTCCGGTGCTTACGTTGGTGGCAAGAATCAATCTAGAACACAGATTCTACATGAAGGTCAGATTCGTAGCTTTAAGGGTGATATTGTGCCCGGACAAAGCTTTCCGAAGATGAACGTAGAATGCAAGTTTTACGCTGATTTTCCTTTTCACTTGTTATTATCAGGTGAACACAAAATATTGGATTCTTGGTTAGAACAACTACTTGATGTAGCCGATCCAGACGATTTAAACATTCTGTTTATGAAGTTTAATCGTAAGGGTCGTTATGTTGCTGTGCAATGCAAGCTAACATGGATCACCGATAATTTTTTCTTTTACGGAAGCGAAAAGTTTGGTGATTGGTACCTCATGGAATTCGATTTATTCTTTAAACACAATACCAAATTAGTACAAACATATTCAGCAGACACAAAGTCAATTGAAAATACAGACACAAAGTCCACACTTACTATTAATATTTAAAAATTCGTAGGCTTGGTTGCAAGTCCTCCTTGAGACTGTACAGATTGTGCTGTGCCGTTGGATTCTGGAGTATGCATGTTAGCAATAACATGGAACACCGAGAAGGCTCTCGTCAAAGCGAACCTTCAATGAGTACATATTTTACTTTATCTTGCGAATATGTAACATGCGTTGCTGAAGAATTAGGCAGAACCTAATAGCTTCAACTACAGACCCAGTAAACCCTACAGAGCAACCGGTGGCGAATAGTGACAAAAAAGAGTCGATTATTCGGGGAATAGATGACTATGGACGACGGGCATGGCAAACATACCTTTACCATTGGTAGTGCTGAATAGCACTACCATGGCTTTCTAAGCGGCAATATAGTCCTTAATACAAATAAACAAATTACAATTAATTAAACTAAAAGACCGTAAAACAAATAAGGACGAGCGATAGCGAGTACTTAGATGAACGCAGTTCATCTCCCAATGAATGAACACAATACTAACCCTAAGATTATCAAATGACATTCCATGGATTAGAAGAACGGCATCTGTGTTTTCTTAGTAGTCTCTAAGTTTTCTTCAATGATTTCATTAACTGATTTTAATTCGTCTGGACTAAGATTTAGTACATCCTCATAGGTCAACGCCCCACGCATATACCAAGCTATTCTTGCGGAGTTCTTTTTAATAGCTTTAGTCTCCCGTTCCATTCCATCAAACAGCTTACCCATACCCTCGGGATCGAGGTATAGAAGCCTTAAGCGAAAAAATCGCTTACGTTCAATGTAAATAATTGTTCATACTCATGTGAACAATGTATGCATTTGATTTGTAGGGGTTTAGTTTGTGTGCTTTCACGTAAATTGACACTATAGTCTTTAATAGTTTCAAATGTCTTTTTGTCTGTGTTTTGCAAAAACTCAACGATGAAAATACGGTCATTTACAATTGCGTCGGGTGTAGCAATATAATCAATCGTGTTGACTAATACATCTAACGTAGAATCGGTTATAACTTTTAACAGATCCATTGATTTAGCTTCACGATCAGGACCATCTTCCATTCTGTCAATTGACATAATAGCTTTTTGAATTTCAAATTGTCTCACACTACTTTGAGACAATGATTTATAATTTAATGGTTTAAATTTAATTTTTAAATCATTGAGAGTCAATCCTGATTCGTAGTCCCCTGCTTTGAAACTATTCAATACAATACTTAGATTAACTCCATATTTGCTTTCCTCACTGCAACTAGGGCATGTAGTTTCCATATCCATTTCGCTACCATTGGTTGCAATACGTATTGCAACTAAAATAGCATCTAAGTCAACTGTGGTTATTTTCCATGGCTCTTTTATCGCGGGTACACAGCTTTTAATAATATCTGTAACAGCGGATCCGTTATACAATGCGTCTGGGGTTTTGCTAGTAATCTCATCAATTGCTGTCATTGGATACACTGGTAATTCTTTTGTTTCGGGCATGTCAATAACACCAAACTCATACCCTAATCCCCCGCTAGGTAACTTTAAATAGATACTTGGGCGGCGGAAATACTGCTTTAACGGGTTGTTTTCAATACTCATTATTTCTCCTAAAATGGTAGTTTTTATACACTAAATACACTTATACATATTTATTGGCTAAAAATACATGGATAATAATTCTGCCCAAGAAACACAAAGGCTTATTGACGAGCAAAATGCACGAATGGCATCCGTTGCCGGTTCGTTAAATGATGCTTGGTCACGTGAAGCAGGTCGTTTAGGTTCAGCTACTTCAGATTTATCACTTAGTACTAGAGAAGCAGGTCAAACATTAGACATGGCTGCTAGGGGTCTAAATGAATTAGGTTCCGGGGCTATTCAATTTTCAAGAGCATTAACATCTGGACAAGATGGATTATCCAAATACGGCAATGCGCTTAACACTGCTGGAAATGGTTTAGGTACATTGTTGATGTCATTGGGCCCAGTGGGCGCAGTATTAGGAGCATTTACAAAACTCTTTACTAGTACTGTTGACAGTGTATTTGGTAGAGTAGACAATCTTAATAAAGGATTTGACCAACTAGCAGAACTAGGTGGAGCCGCACAATTTACTACTAAGACACTTGGTGATTTAGCAAAGGATGCTAATTATTTACCAGTTAACGGAGAATCATTAAAACTTGTAAAGATTATTAGTGACCTTGGACCAAGTTTAATGTCATTGGGTAATACGTCTGGCGAGGGTATGAAAAAATTTGCCGAAATAGCAAGTTTTGCAACTAAATCCAAAGAAGAACAAAATCTTATACGTAATCAATTTAATACGATTGGTATAAGTCAAGAAAAATTAACAAAGTATCAAGCTGATTATGTAAAACAACAAGGGATGTTAAATCAATCCCGAGCTAAAGAACCTAAGCAATTAAGTGACGAATCATTGAAGTATGTTACTACGTTGGCATCACTTGCCGCATTGACGGGTGAGACAACAGAAACTATTTCACAAAATAGAAAAAAAGATTTAGAAAATTTTGCGTTTAATATAACATTACGTGAATTGAGTACAACTGAAGCAGGTAAAAAACAAGCAGATATGTACCTATCAATGGCGCAGATGATGCGTAGTAATGTCAGTGGTACTGCGGCTCAAGCATTTATGGACGCATTGTCAAGTCCTCAAAAAATGTCTCAGTCAGTCGTATCAATGTTGGGTGAAACTCAAGGTCAATTTACTAATTGGATGCAAGATTTTAAGAGTGGTAAATTAACTGGTGAAGGTTTAATAAACAAATTAAATGAAAGTGGTAATAAAACATTAATGCAAATGGCTACTTCTCTTAAAGCTAATCCTGAATTAGCGGCAAGAATGAACATGTCAGCAGAACGAGTGGCTAATCTTAATAAAAATGTAGCTGAAGGATCGCTTGAAGCTAAACAAAAAGAACTTGAGGAAGCAAAAAATCGTGTTGATTCCAATAAAGACATTCAAAATACAAGCAATAATGCAAGCGCCGCACTTTCAACAGCATTTGATTCTTTCATTGAATTGATACAAGGACCAGTGACAACTGGATTCCAAGCTTTAATGAAAGGTTTGCAAGTATTGATGAAAGGGTTTATGAAGAAATTTGGTGATTGGGTAGACATGCCACCTGAATTACCTTATTTGTTTGATTCAACCGAAGATTTAATTAAACAACAAAAAGAATTAACCACAGAGCTAGAAAAAAAACAACAAGCAGTTGCTAAAGCTAGAGAAGAAGATGCAAATGCAATTAAAGACCCAACATCAGGTGATACTGGTTCTATGGAAGGATATGCAGAAAAAGAATTAAATGAAGTTAACAAACAGTTAATGGCAATTGATAAAGCTAGAAGAATACGTGATGGTGAAAATTATAAAAAAGTTGACGAAAGTCTTAAAAAACAACAAGAACAAAAAGAAGAAAATTCTAAAACTAAAGCTACAACTACTACAGCAACTGTCAGTGACAATAAATCTGCACAAACAAATGCAAATACACCTCAAGTAGATGCAACTCCTTCAGATAGTAGTGTTCCTAATCCGCAACTTCCAACAGCAGATACTAAACCTGTTATGAAAATGCGTCAAGGTGGTAAAATTAATAAAACGTTTTCTTCCGGTGGGGTTTTACAAGGACCAGATTCTGGATATAAAACTGTTATGCCTGGTAATAAAGATTATGCAGTGGTTCCGTTACCAAATGGCGATTCTATTCCAGTTTCTTTCATGTCTAATAACAGAAATAGTTTATTATCTAATTCATCAGGTGTTAATTCATTAATGGATTCATATATACAGAACTTGAAAAAAACAAACGTTGATCCTACTAGCACTTCAGCACCAGGTACATCTAACAGTAAGATGGCTGGTATTGCACTTGAATCAATTTCAAATAAACTTAATATTTTATTAAGTGTGATGAAAGAAAACAATGGATTGCAAAAAGATATGTTACAAAGTGTTAAGGGATAACAATGTCTAATATTGATAGAGAAATTAGTCAATTAGGTACTGCTGCCGGTGATATAACTAGTAGTACCAAAACATCCGCTAGCTCACTAAAAAAATTAGTAACAGCATTCAAAGATATAGCAAATATATCAAAGTCTGCCTTTTCGGCTATAAGAGATACTAGTACTGATACTAGTAAATGGGCAGGGTTAATTACATCAACATCAAATGCACTTACACATGTTTCTGGTACTAGTTCAAAAACAGGAATGGCAATTACTCTTTTTATTAAGGGTGTAGAAAGTGCAACCAATGCTTATTTAAAACAAGTTGATGCTCTTAATAATGCATATGATGGATTAGAATCTATCGGGGCAACTGCTAAATTAACCACTGTTGATTTTGAAAACATAGGAACAGAAGCCGGTAGATACATTGAAAATATCGGTAAATTAGGTGATTCTATTGTTAATATTGGACCGGCATTAAGAAATTTAGGTCCTGATACATCAACTGCGGCAAAACGTTTAGGTAAAATCTTTTCAACACATGATACTCAACTTGAATTTTTACGTTTAGGTGTTAATCCAGATAGAATGCTAGAAATACAAAGTGAAGCAATAAAGTATTTGACTGGTTATACTGCACCAATGGAAAACGATGATATAAAAATTAAAAAAGCTACATTAGAATATGCAAAATCATTGACAGTATTAACATCTATGACTGGGGAAACAAGAGACCAAACTGCCAAAAGACTAGCAGATTTAAGACTTGATGCAACTTATCAAATGCAAAAAACATTGATGATAAGAAACGGTAATGAAAAAGAAGCTAAAGAAATGGATAAAGCAATGGTAACGTTGGGTACTGTTAGTGCTGACATTGCAAAAGGATTTAGTGACTTCTTAGCAAATGGTCAGGCTACTACTGATGAAGGTAATGCAATGATGTACGTTACCCGTGGTAAAGCACGTGAAATTGCAGAAGGTGTAAAAACCGGCAGAATTTCTGGAGCTGAAGGTACGAAAATGATTTTAAAATATTATCAAGAGTTTATGCAAAATCAAAAAAAGAATTTGATAATTAGTGATGAATATGCAAAACAAACTGGTATTAGTGGCAAAGTATTAGAAAGAACGGATCAAATACTATCTGCAAAGAGTGAAAAGGAAGTCGAAGAATTAATTAAAAATATGGCTGCAAAAGATGATGACCTTAAGAAAACAGAAGATACTAGACTAGATACTGAAAGAACTGCTGGGCAATTGAAAAATAAACTTGTAGAAAGTTTTGCTGGAATAGCATCAACCGTATTTAAATTCTTAATAGGTGTAGTGAGGTCTGTTGCTTACTATGCGGCAGCATCTGGTGCTTGGATATCCGGCGGTGAACTTAAAAATGCATTTGAAGAAGTTCAAATAATGTTGGGTGACAAAAATCAGTTAAAGAAAAAACACGATGATATTTCTCTTGAATTAAAACAAGTAGGATTAAAAATTAGAACAGTAGAAAGAATTCAAGAAAGAATTACAAAACAAGAAAAAGACATTGAAATACTTGAAAAGGTAAACAAAACTACACCAAATGATCCTGTAGTACAAGCAACAATAAAGGCTGCCAAAACCAGATTACAAGAAGAAAAAAATGTAAAACAAACATTATTAGGTAAAGATTCTTATTCGGATCTTGTTGAAAAAAGACAGCAATTAATGAATAAAGAAGCTAGGGTAAGAAAACAAGGTACTGGATTAGAGGGTCAAGAATATAGAGAAAAAAAGGCAGAACAGCAACAGCTTAATCTTGAAATTAGAAATCGTACCTCTACTGTAGATATCAGCGAAGCATCAAAATACATTAAATTTACTAGCAGATCCGGTGATCTTGACCATTTTAACATGTTAGCAAGTAAAAATAAAGAATTGTCACAACGCATAACTTTAATGGCACAAGAGTATTACAACGCTACAAAAGAAAAATTAGAATTAAATTCGTCTTTTCGTACAGTTGAAGAACAACAAGAATTATACGATGCTTGGGTAAGAAACAACGGTGGACCAAATAATCCTACTGTATACGATAGTAAATTTGGTAAAATTACAACTCCTATGGATCCTAAAAAGGGATTAGGCCCGCATAATACCGGTCGAGCAGTTGATGTTAATAAAACTCAAGCAGAATACTTAGATAAAAATGGATTTTTAAAGAAATTTGGACTAAAAAGACCTATACATGACCCAGAGCATCTACAACAACTTAAACAAGGTGGATTAGTTAACGGGTCAAATATGATTGAGATGCATGGACGTGAAGCATTAATAGCATTGCGTGACGGGGGAATTCCCATAGATATAGACTCTATGATGCAGGGTAGCGAAACACCACCACCTGCACCTATGACAACTCCAATACAACAACAAGATGATGGTATTGATTTAAGTTTATTATCGTTTATAAACAATCAATTTGATGAGTTGATATTAAATGTTGAACGAAGCAATATTATTCATAACGATATAAAAACATACATGGCGGCTTAAAAGCTAAATACTTCATGGCATATAAAAAGCGTTTTTCCGATCCAAATCCAAACGGCATTCTTAGCCCTATTTCTGGAAGCAACAGCAATAAGGGTAGTTGGAATGGTGGTAGCACATCCGATGGTGGCTACAATAATAATGACTTTGGGTATAAAAATTATCAAAGTCGCTTACCAGAAGTTTATACTGGTCACCCAAATCGTATTGAGCGTTATAATCAATATGAAATGATGGATGTGGACGCAGAAGTTAATGCATGTTTAGATATTATTGCTGAATTCAGTACACAGCGCAACGAACATAATAATACTCCATTTAATGTAGAATACAAAGAAGATCCAACTCCCCATGAAGTTGAAATCATCACAAAACAACTACAACAATGGTGTAAACTAAACGAGTTTGACACTAGAGTGTTTAAAGTCTTTAGAAATGCTATCAAATACGGGGATCAGGTTTTCCTACGTGACCCTGAAAACTTCAAACTATATTGGGTTGACATGACCAAAGTAACAAAAGTCATTGTTAACGAAAGTGAAGGCAAACTTCCGGAACAATATGTTCTTAAAGATATCAATTTAAACCTACAAAATTTAACTGTAGCACAGAAAGTTTCAACCGATTTTGCAGCCAATCCAAGTACAGGCTTTGGTGGTACAGGTGGCGGTGGTAGTGCTCAGGGTTATACGGTTCCAAGTATGCCAACAGGTACTGCAGGTAGTCGTTTTGCATTGGGTTTGAACGAAGCAGCCATTGATGCTGAACATATTGTGCATTTAAGTTTAACTGAAGGTCTAGACCGCTTTTGGCCGTTTGGTCAGTCAATACTTGAAAACATTTTTAAAGTCTACAAGCAAAAAGAATTGCTTGAAGATGCTATTCTTATCTATCGCATAAGTCGTGCACCAGAGCGCAGAGTGTTTAAGATTGACGTTGGTAACATGCCAAGTCATATGGCTATGGCTTTCGTTGACCGTATTAAGAATGAAATTCATCAAAGACGTATACCTTCAGTACAAGGTGGTACTAGCATTATGGATGCTAGTTATAATCCATTAAGCATCAACGAAGATTACTTCTTTCCAGTAACAGCAGACGGGCGTGGTAGCGATGTCACTATGCTACAAGGTGGACAAAATCTTGGTGAAATCGATGACTTAAAGTACTTTAATAATAGATTAGCACGTGGATTACGTGTTCCAAGTAGTTATTTACCAACAGGTCCTGATGATAGTCAAAACGTATTGAATGACGGACGTGTTGGCACAGCAATGATTCAAGAATTTAGATTTAACGAATATTGCAAACGTTTACAGAATTATATCAGCAAAAAGCTAGACGAAGAATTTAAGTTGTTCCTACGTTGGAGAGGATTCAACATTGAATCAAGCTTATTTGATATTAAATTTAATGAACCACAAAACTTTGCGGCTTATCGTCAAAGCGAATTAGATAAAGACCGTGTCGCTACGTTCCAAGCTATGGAAGCGTTCCCGTATATCAGTAAGCGTTTTGCTATGAAGCGTTTCCTGGGTATGAGCGAAGAAGAAATCAAAGAAAACGAAGAAATGTGGGAAGAGGAGCGTGAGGAGCCAGCAGAAACCGAAGTTAAGGGCAGTGACTTACGTAGTATTGGTATAAGTGCAAGCGATTTGGATACTGATGAAGAAGAAGCTTCTACTTCCGAAGAAAACCCAGAGGGAATGCCACCAGATGTGGCTCCGGGTGTTGCAGGCCCTAATGCAATGCCTGCAGGAGCCGCTGGCGCCCCGGCAGGCGCACCGTCAATGTAAGATAAATAATTGTATGAAATTATTTGAAATGTTCGATCCAGCTATACAGGGTTATCAAGACGAAAAAGATGATAACAGCAAACCTAAATGGAAAGAAAGCCGTAAGACTAAACTTACATTACGTCAAATAAGAAAGTTACGTAAAATGCGTGAAGTACGTGACTATGAAAGAACGCAAAATCTTAAAAAAGTACGCAAACAATATAAGCCCGTAGCAGAGCCTGCGGCGCCAGCAATGTAATAGATTTGTCATAAAAATCTATTATCTTAGATAAAAACGTAAAAAAATAGCAGTTAATCAGTCGTTTTAGTACCCACGTACTAAATAATCTTACAAAGCCATTCTTATAGGAGAACAAACAATGGATAATAGAAAATTTGAACAACTTATTGATTTAATTATCAATGAGAATGAAGAACAAGCTAAAGCATTGTTTCATGATATCGTAGTTGAAAAAAGCCGCGAAATCTATGAATCAATGATGGATGAAGAATTAGAAGAAGGTTATACCGTAAGCGTTCAGGAAACAAATGACGATATGGAAGAATCTGACCAAGTTGGCGACATGATGGACGAAGTTGAAGGTGATATGACCGGTCAAGCTATGTCCGAAGAAGATGATGAGTTTGCTGACATTGACATGGATGACGAAGAAGATGATATGGATCACGAAGAATTCGGCGGCGATGATGACATGGAAATGGGCGGCGAAGAAGATTTAGAAGACCGTGTAGTTGATTTAGAAGATAAACTAGACGAATTAATGGCTGAATTCGAAGAACTAATGGGTCACGAAGAAGGCGAAGAAGATATGGGCGATGAAGAAGGTGAAGAAGATTCCGGCGATGATGAAATGATGGAAGCTGAAGAATCTGATGACGAAGGTGAAGATCCTTTAGAAGAATCTGTTCAGTTGAAGAAAGTTCCTGGCTTATATGGCAGTAACATCGGCGGTGATGACGGTGACAACGTAAGAAGTATCGCATTGACAAAACCAAAGATTATTCAAACTGGTGCTAAGCCAATTTCAATGGGTAGCCAAGAAGCCGGTAAAGGTGGTACACACGGTGGTTTACTAAAGCCAACATCTAAAACTATTCCTGGTACATATAAAAATGCTCCAGGTGGCAAGAACTTCAGCGAAAAAGGCGAATCTGTAGCTAAGCCAGCAAATGGCAAGGGCAAAGAAGGTCAGAACAATAAATCTATTGTAGGCGAATCTAAAAAGTCTACAAAACAAGTTATCAAAAGAAGATAAGGACTGAGAGCAATGGCTTTGTATCTTAGAGAAAACCTCACTTTCGACCGTGCTAGTATGGTGGTTGAAAGTACGGGTGAAGGTAGTTTAAAGAGCCTTTACATGAAAGGCATCTTTATCCAGGGTGGGGTACGCAACGCTAATGAGCGTGTGTATCCTGTTTCTGAGATTGAATCTGCTGTAGATACTCTAAATGAACAAATCAAAGAAGGTCATTCAGTTCTAGGTGAAGTGGATCACCCAGATGATTTGAAAATTAATTTAGACCGCGTGTCACATATGATTACTAATATGTGGATGGACGGACCAAATGGTTTCGGCAAATTAAAAATTTTACCAACTCCAATGGGACAATTAGTGTCTACCATGTTGGAGAGTGGTGTCAAACTAGGCGTATCTAGCAGAGGAAGCGGTAACGTAGACGATGGTAGTGGCCGTGTTAGTGACTTTGAAATAGTCACTGTGGATATTGTTGCTCAACCGAGCGCACCTAATGCTTATCCTAAAGCAATCTATGAAGGTCTTATGAATATGAGAAATGGTCATAGAATGTTAGATGTAGCAAAAGACGCACAGAGTAATAGTAAGGTTCAGAGATATCTAAAAGAGGAAGTAACTCGCCTCATTAGAGACCTCAAAATTAAATAAAGGGAAAAAGATATGCTAGACGCTATCAAACCATTACTTGAATCTGGAATCATCAATGAAGAAACAAGCATCGCTATAAACGAAGCTTGGGAAACTAAATTGAATGAAGCTAAGGAACAAGTACGTGCTGAATTACGTGAAGAATTCGCACAACGTTATGAACACGACAAAGATGTAATGGTCGAAGCCCTTGACAAGATGGTTACCAATGGTCTTTCAGAAGAAATTCAAGAATTTCAACATGAAAGACAAGCAATGAATGAAGACCGTGTTAAAGCACAAATGAAGCTACGTGAAAGCGCAGGAAAATTCAATAATTTTATGGTTGAGAAATTAGCCGAAGAAATTAAAGAATTGCGTTCTGACCGTCAGATTCAAAAAGAAAGTCAACAAAAATTAGAACAATTTATCGTTCATGCTCTTGCCCGCGAAATTAAAGAATTCGCACAAGACAAGCAAGCAGTTGTTGAAGCTAAGGTTAAGTTAGTTGCTGAAGGTCGCAAACAACTAGAATCTCTTAAAGCAAAATTTGTATCAGAATCAGCTAAAAGAATGAATACAGTTGTTAGCACACATCTTAAAGGTGAAATTGGCCAATTGAAAGAAGATATCAAAATCGCACGTGAGAATGATTTTGGTCGCCGTATATTTGAATCATATGCAAGCGAGTTCAGTGCTACTCATTTAAATGAGAAAGCTGACACACGTAATCTAATGATGCAAATTCAAGAAAAGGATCAGAAATTAGCTGAATCCTATCAATCAATGAAGAAAGCAAAAGCATTGGTTGAAAGTAAAGAACGTGAAGTTCGTGTTATCAAAGAATCTAATCAACGTGAAAAAATAATGGGCGAGTTATTAGCCACATTAAACGAAGAAAAAGCTTCATTGATGAAGAACTTACTAGAAGGCACTCAAACACCTCGTCTGAAGACCGCCTTTGATAAGTGTCTACCCGCAGTGCTTAATAACATTACTGAAAAGAAAGAGCCTAAAAAGCCTATGCTTTCAGAAAGTGTTAGAGCAGTTACAGGTGATAAATCTGCCGCAAAACAAGTTGAAGTTGAAGACCGTGATAACGTAATCGACCTTAGACGTTTGGCAGGGCTCTAAACAAAAGACATTATTAGGAGAATATTAACATGTCACAAGTTCTATTAGAAAGCCGTTGGGACGAGACCAAAGAAGCCCTACTTGAAGGTCTTAAGGGTACTCGCCGCTCAACAATGGGTGTAATCTTAGAAAACACTCGCAAGTCACTATTGAAAGAATCTGTTGCTGGTACAACCACAGCAGGCAATATTGCAACACTTAATCGTGTTATTCTTCCAGTTATCCGTCGTGTAATGCCAACAGTTATTGCTAACGAGTTGGTAGGCGTTCAGCCAATGACAGGTCCAGTTGGTCAAATTCATACATTGCGTGTACGTTATGCTTCTAGCTTAACAGACAACAGTGCAGCCAACACAAGCATTCAAGCTGGTGAAGAAGCATTGAGCCCATTCAAAATTGCTCAAGCATATTCTACAATGACTAAAGATGGTAGCCCATCTACAGGCTATACTGGTAACAACACAGCGACTTTAGAAGGTAATGGCGGTAAGCAAATTTCCGTACAGATTCTACGTCAAGCTGTTGAAGCTAAGTCACGTAAATTGCAAGCACGTTGGACATTTGAGGCAGCACAAGATGCACAGTCTCAACATGGTATTGACGTTGAAGCAGAAATCATGGCCGCACTTGCACAAGAAATCACTGCTGAAATCGACCAAGAGATTCTTTTATCTCTACGTACTTTAGCAACAACAGAGTACACATTCAACCAAGCTACAGTAAGTGGTACAGCTACTTACGTTGGTGACGAACATGCTGCTTTAGCTGTTCTAATCAATCGTGTTGCTAACTTGATTGCACAACGCACTCGCCGTGGTGCTGGTAATTGGGCAGTTGTTTCATCTGCTAGTTTAACAGTTCTACAATCTGCTACAACATCTGCATTTGCACGTACAACAGAAGGTACATTCGAAGCTCCTACAAATACTAAGTTTGTTGGTACATTGAATGGCGCTATGCGTGTATTCGTTGACTCTTATGCACCTGACACTACACCAGTATTGGTTGGTTATAAAGGTTCTAGCGAGACAGACGCGGCAGCATTCTATTGCCCATACATTCCGTTGATGAGCAGTGGTGTTGTTCTAGATCCATCAACATTCGAACCAGTCGTATCATTCATGACACGTTATGGTTACATCGAATTGACAAATACTGCATCATCTTTTGGTAATGCGGCTGACTACGTTGGTGAGATTGCTGTAAGCAACCTAACATTCCAATAATCGGAATTGAAACTTTTTACCCTCGGGATGGGAAGTTACTTAAAGGGCTCTTAGGAGCCTTTTTTGTTGGGCATCTGTTTGCTAATAATGATAAATACATAATAAATCTAGGATAATACATGGCAGCAGAACCCTTCAACTCAGCAGGCGGATATACAGTTGGTATCCCCCCTGTATCAATTATCAATGACAGTGGAAATATAACAGCACCTTATGCAAACATTAGCGGCAATATTAATGTTGGTAGAAATATTGTTGCTGTTGGAAATGTAACTGCAACTAATTTTTATGGAAATTTAGTAGGAAATATTGTTGCTGATGTTAAAATTGACGCCCCTGATACAACTATCGCTTTTGTAAAAAACGGAATAGCAGCCGGTAATACAAATTTTACATTCAATGAAGTTAGCAATCTAGTAACTATAAACGGAAATTTAATAGCTAACTCTCTTACAATGGGCGCAGGAGTTTATGAATTTAGCTCAACAAGAATGTTATTTGCAAGTACAAATAGTGCAGGAGCCGACCAAGTATTACAATCAGTCAGCGGATTAAATAATTCAGCAGTAGAATACATGATTATAGCAGACGATGTTACTGCTAATTCTAGACAAACAACAAAATTACTCGCAAGCATTTTAGGTACTCAAATTGCTTATTCAGAATTCGGAACCATTGATATTAACGGGGGTGTAGGGGATTTCAAAGTCCGATATAACACTGGAAATATAGAATTAACAGTTTCACCATTATTATCTAACCCAGCTAGTTATAAAATAATGGTTACTACATACAAATAGTAAGGCATAAAAAATGTCAGCAATAATTACCGCGTTTAACTCAATGGGCGGTTTCTCTGTAGGAGAAATCGCTAATGTTGTTGTATTACCAAATGGCGACATTACAACGTCTAATGTCTCGGCAACCAGCGGTGTTTATACTGATTATCTTTTCTATGCTAACGGAGTACCTTATAACTTCTCTGAGCCTGCAGGCTCACCTTACGCAATTCAAATCAATAGTGGTGCAGTACCCCCAAGATTTGGTGCAAGCGATAATCTTAAATTCAATCCAATAACAAATACACTTGATGTTCAAGGTAAAATTACCGCTTCTGGTAATATCACAGCCGCGTACTTTTTAGGTAACGTTGTTGGAAATATATCTGGTAATATTGTTGTACCCGGAACTAATACTGCAATTCTTTACAACAATGTAGGTAACGCCGGTGCAAGTGACGCACTCAAATTTGACTATTTGGCTAATGTATTAACATTAGACGGATCCTTTCAAGTATCAACAATAAATGCATCTCAAATTACAAGTACATTTGTTGGCGGACAATTAACTACACCAACTCAACCAAGTATTACTAGTGTAGGTGTATTAAATTCATTAACTGTTAGTGGAGCCGCAAATGTTTATTCGTTGAATATTAGTACTGATGCTAATGCTCAATCAATGAATGTTAGTGGAAGAACAAATACGTATAGATTAACTGCAAGTGGAATTAAATACCCCTCAGTTGACGGATTACCTGGACAAGTAATCGTAACAGATGGTTCTGGTAATTTAGGGTTCATATCACTAAACACGGCTAATATCAGCAATGGTTCAAGTAATGCAAGTGTTGATTTAAACGGTAACTTTAATGTAAGTATTGCTGGTACAGCTAATATACTCACTGTTTCTAGTATAGGTGCTAATATAATCGGAGCTATTTCTGCCAATCAATTTTATTATAGTAATGGTGATCCCTTTTCAACATATAGTAATAGCAACGTTTCGAGTTATTTACCTACATATTTAGGTAATTTAAGTTCAGGTAACTTAACAGTTGTGAATAACGTTAAATCAAATTTAATTCCAATTACTAATTCTACGTATGATTTAGGTAGTGATAATTTTAAATGGAATCAGTTGTACGTATCAGCAAATGGTATTAGTTTAGGTACTACAATATTGACTGATGTAAATGGTGTATTGACTACTGGCAATGCTAATTTTGTTGGCAATATGACTAGTAACACAGTACGCACCGGAAACATCTTTGCTCAGGGTGATGCAACTATTAGTGGTAATTTAACTGTAAGCGGTAGCACACAATATATTAATGTAACTAATTTAGCTGTAAAAGATCCGTTGATATTACTAGGTGGTTCTGGTAACGGAGCTGATGCTGAAGCATATGATGGTAAAGACCGCGGCTTAATATTACAAAATTATAAGTTTGATGGATCAGGCCCGTATAATACATTCTTTGGATGGAAAACATCTGCTGGGCAATTTGAAGCAAGAGAAGATGTTACTGGATATCCAAACGAATCAGTGCAATCTACACAGTACGCAAACATCAAAGCAGACACTTTTATTGGTAACTTAGAAGGAACAATTCAAACATCAGCACAACCACAAATTACTAGTGTTGGTACACTTGCTAATGTAGATATAAGTGGTACAGCAAACATCAATCAATTAGTTGCAGGTGGATTAATTTATCCATCGCATGATGGGACTGCCGGACAAGTATTAACTACCAATGGATTTGGTGGAATTGCATTTACCACTCCAGTAAGTAATAGACTTGCTAGTGGTAACAGCAGTATATCTGTTTATCCTAATAGCAATGTAACTATCAGCACAACTGGTACTGCTAATGTAGTTGACATATCTACCGCAGTAACTAGTATTAAGGGTAATGTAACAGTTACTGGTAACTTAACGTCAAATAATTTAACGTCAAATAATAGTATTTCGTTAGGTCAAACAAAAATTTTATGGTCTACTGTGACTACAACTAGCACAGTACCAAATCAAGTTATAGCAAGTGTAAGCGCAACTGGTATCCGAGGAGTAATTTTTACTGTAAAAGGTGAAGAATCTATGGGTGCTAAATATAGTGTTGAGTCAGTTTCTGCTGTGCATAATGGTACTGCTGTAGACTATTCTGTATATGGGAGTGTTAATATGGGAGGTTTAACTGGTGTGTTAGCTGTATCGTTTGCAGGTGGCAATATAAGATTAACAGTTAGTCCTTCTAGTAGTAATTCAACTGTGTGGACTACACAGTTTAGTACAATTTAAGAGAGCCAGATAAAAATTTATGGCATTAAAAAAGTTTAATTCGCAATCAGGGTTCTCAGTAGGACTAGAACCCACAATAGCAGTTGTTGACAGCAATGGTAATATAATAGCCAACTCCCTAGAAGTTAGTAACTTTGCAAATCTTGGTAGTATTAGTAACATTAGTATTCAAGGTGGAAATCCTGACCAAGTAGTTGCTACTGATGGGTTTGGAACACTATTCTTTAAAGATGCGGCACTAACAACACCCGGCGGCAGCAATCAATCCATTCAGTTTAATAATAATGGTGCATTTAGTGGTGATGCTACACTAACATATAACAATGTTACTGGTCAACTTAATGCAACATCATTTGCTGGTAACGGTGCAGGAATATCTTATATTGCAGGGGCAAATGTATTTGGCGAAGTCGCAAATGCTAACTATGCACACTATGCACTGGTTACATTAAACAGTACCCAATCTAATACGTCAACTACTGTTATTGGTAATTATCAACCAAACATTAATCAAGTTGGTAATTTAGCAAATCTAACAGTTACCGGTGCATTAATTGCTAACTCATCACTAATTGTTGGAGGTGATGCTACTATTGTTGGTAATCTTATTGTTGAAGGTAATGCAATTTATGCAGATGTTCAAACAATACGTATTGAAGATCCAATTCTTCAATTAGGTGCAAACCCAACAGGTGGTGTACTAACTCAAGCAGATGATTATAATGCTCGCGGTACAGTAATGCATTATTTCACAAATAATGCAGTTGATGCGTTTGTTGGTTGGGATGATACAAATCAAGAATTTTCTGTTGCAAGTAATGTAAGTTTAGTTGCAAACAATTTAATTATACATGAATACGGCAATTTACATGCTAGTTATTTTATTGGTGACGGTAGTAGACTATCAAATGTTACTGGTGCAAATGTTACTGGCTTTGTATCGAATGCAGTTTATGCAAATAGTGCAGGTATCGCAGGAGTTGCAAATACAGTTAATGATTCAGCACAGCCAAATATTAGAAGCTTTGGAACACTAACTAGTTTAGCAGTAAGTCCTACAGTTAACCCAAGTCTTGGTAATGTAGTAACCGCTAATTTCTTTGTTGGTAATGGTTACAGATTATTTGGAATTACTGGTGGAAACGTAATAGGTGAAGTATCAAATGCTACTTATTCTGTTAGTGCAGGAACAAGTTTATTAGCAGGACATGTAACAGCAGCCGATCAATCAAACATTACTAGTTTGGGTACATTGACCAGTTTAACAGTTGATGGACCAATTACATCACAAAACGCAAGTCTAGGTGACCATATTATTGCCACTCATATTATTGGTGAGGGTGGCAATTTAAGTAATATAACCGGAGCAAATGTTACTGGTAAAGTCGCAAATGCAATCTTTTCTGACAATGCAGGTTTAGCAGGCTATGTAACTCAAGGTGCTCAATCAAATATCACTAGTGTTGGTACACTAACAAGTTTAACAATTTCTGGAGTAATAACTTCTGGTAGCGCAAACCTTGGGGACGAAATCCGTGGTAATTATTTTATTGGTGATGGAAGCAATTTAACTAGTGTTACTGGTTCAAATATTACTGGAAAAGTAGCTAATGCAATTTTCTCTGATAGTGCTGAAAATGCCAACTATGCCAACTATGCTGGTAATGTCGTAATTGGAGATCAACCAAACATTACTGCTGTTGGGTTGCTTACCTTATTAAATGTTTCAGGTAATTTAACTGCTGGAAATGCCGTATTAGGTAATATAGCAATTGCTAATTTCTTTTCAGGTAATGCTACATATCTCGCAAACATTCAAGGTGCTAATGTTGTTGGTAACGTTAATTTAGCCAAACAAGCAAATACTGCAAACTTTGCAAACATTTCAAACACTGCATTACGTGCCGGAACAGTTACTACCAATTATCAACCAAATATTACTAGTGTCGGCACATTAACTGATTTAACAGTATCAGGAAACATAAGCGTTTCTAATATTTCTGCTAGTGACACAATCACCGGTATTTACTTAGTTGGTGACGGTTATCAAATTGGAAACATCTCCGGTGCTAACATACAAGGTGATGTAGCAAATGCAAATTATGCAAATTTTGCAGGATCAAGTTTAACAGCAGACAGTGCTTATATTGCTAATGTGGTTCACGATAACATTCAACCAAACATTAACGAAATTGGTATATTAAACTTCTTAAACGTTAATGGACCTACTACGCTAGATACGTTCACTGCTAATAGCGGTATAGTTAACAATATGTTAACTGTAGGTAATGTTGCAGGTGAAGCATCAGGTTTATATAATATTTATGGTCCAAACGTTACAGATAAAGTAGCAAATGCTGTGTTTGCTGACAATACGGCGCAAGCTAACGTTGCTAATTATGCATTGCATGTAACTGCAAGTAGTCAACCAAATATTACTAGTGTAGGCACTTTAGTAAGTTTGATAGTAAATGATTCTGCTTCAATTGCAGTGAATTTAACTGTTGGTGAATTACTATCAGCCGATTATCTAGCGGGTGACGGTAGTAATATATCAAATATTACAGGCGGAAATGTTTTAGGTAAAGTAGCAAATGCCGTATATGCTGATAATGCTGGTCATTCAGACACTTCTGATTTAGCAACACAGGCTACTGTTGCTAACACAGTCTCAACCAATGCACAGCCAAATATTACTAGTGTTGGATCACTAGTTAGTTTAGATGTACTTGGAGATGAGTCAATTGGTGGAAACTTGGTGGTTACTGGAAGTGTAACAGCATCAAGTTTCATTGCTACACATATGTCTGGTAGTTTTTCTGGAGATATATTAGTTGCTGGTGCTAACAAAGCAATATTGTATAACGATGGCGGAACATTAAAAACATCTACAGTATTGTTTGACAAGACATCAAATTCAGTTGAAATTACAAGTAATTTAAGTGTAGGTAATAATCTTACACGTGACGGAAAAGTAGTTACTACCTTTGCAACACAAGCAACTGCACCAACCAATGCTAAATTAGGGGATATGTGGTTAGACACAGATACTTCTAAAGTTTATCAATATTTTAAAGATCCGCAAAATCTTGGGTATGCATGGGTTGATGTTAGTACCGGCTTTATTAATTCAAACACCTCAGCTACCGGTGATACACTTGTATTGCGTGATGCTCAGGGTAATATTTCTGCAAATAACATATCAGTATCCGGAGATGCAACAATTCAAGGTAATTTAGATGTTAAGGGTGCAGTAACTTATATTCAAACTACTGTAACTTACGTAACAGACCCAATAACTGAAATAGGTGGCGGACAAAACGGTAATCCATTAGTATCAAACAATAATATGGATCGTGGTACACTAATTCATAATTATACCACAACACCAGTTGATGCATTTATAGGTTGGGATACTAGTAATGCAGAATTTGCATTGGGCAGTAACGTATCAGTAACTGACAACGTAGTAACATTCAATGAGTATGGTAATTTAAGAGTAGGAAATTTAGAAGTACAACAAGATGCAAATATTACTGGGAATATTATAATTAATGGTACTATTAGTGTTACTGGTGGAATTTCGGGTAGTGTAGGTAATACAATACCTTTAGGAGGTCCTATAGATACCGACTTAGTATCACCGGGTTCAATAACATCATGGACAACAGAGACTAAAGTGACTGACGCAATTGACGATTTAAACGAAGCACTTGAAAATGTGCGAAACAATACTTATGTAAAGAGTGTTAGCTTTACTGCTAGCCCAACAGCAGGTGGTGCAGGAACACTAGTTACACTGACAATTACAAGCGTAGGTAATCCAAATCGCTATGATATTGATTGGGGTGATGGCAGTCAAACTACAGGTGCTACATCTACTACACCAACTCATACTTATTCTACTAATTCAGGTAGTCCATTCACTGTAACAGTTAGAGCATACAATAATGGTGGTTCTGGTAAGGGTAGTGAAGCAAGCTTTACTCGCACCGGCTACATTATCATATATACCGCTAATCCAATCGTTGGATTCAGTTTGTATAGAGGTAGTATAGGTGGTAGTGCATTAACTGGTAGCACACTGTATGTTAGCGAGGGTGATACATTCTATTTGGAGAACACAACTACAAATACTTCAGGTGCAACTGTAACGTATACAATTAATTGGGGCGATGGAAATACTGACACAATCAGTAGTGATAGTGTAGCCGGTGGTGTAGGTGGCGGACGTAAGAGCCATGTTTATGCTACTGGACAAAATTCTGGTACAGGAACTAAAACAATTACATTGACATTAACAAGTCATAGTACAGCGACACCTTCTTATATTGCAACAGGTCCAAACAGCACCTCATCAATTAAAATCTATAACCCAAGTATTTCTGCACCAAACGGACTAAGCAGTAAGACTATTGCTTTCCAGTCTAGTGTTGGAACAAGCCCATATCTTGCAGTCAATTTTGCAAATAACACAGGTGGAACAGTATCTACAACAGCAGGATCAAGCATTAGTCGTGTGACTACAGGCACTCCGGTAGAAACTGTAGTAATGTCAACATTTGCATACAATGCTGACAGTGGATACTTACGTGCATTTATTAATGGCTCAGAAGATGGTAACATTACATTAACTTCTAGTGATAATTCTGGAACCAATCAGTCATTGGTGTTATCATCAGAAAGTGACTATAATTTATTGGATGCTACAGGTGCAACAACTACATTTGGAGCATCAATTTATAGCCCTAGTTTATATAAAGGCTTCAAAGCAAAAATATCTAAAACAAACTCTGTACTGTCAGTAGGGGTAAACAATTTCAAAATAAGTCATACAGCAACTGGTAACACAAACATTGTTGAATTTGTAAAAGATGATGTAACAAGTGTGCCAACAGTTGATGTATCAGTTGCCACAATCAGCAATGCTACAAACGGAACTTATCGTTATGTCTCAGGTATTCCATACTACAATACAGGTAGCCCAACAATTACTTTAACTGGTGCTAATATCTATAACTGGATTGGTCAAACATATCAAAATACAACTACACCATTCCAAATTGAAGCCGGCACAAATGATGAAAGCACTACAGGAAACGTAATTGCATCACAGACTAAGACTTATAGTAGTTTAGATGGCGCTAGTACATTCTTGTCAGGTGGAATACCAAACGCTAATACAGGTAATACAAGTAGCAATCAATATACAATTGGTAGTCAGACAATTAACATTGGTGGTGTCGCTGGAGTAGCCGCAGTTCAAACCATCAAGTTTTTGGCAACTAATGTTAATGGTTCAAGTGCTTATGCTACACATACTAAAAAGATTCAAGTATTCAATGCTACTCCTAGCGGATTTGTAGAGGATAATATCAGTTGTACTATCCCTGTAGGTGCTGTACCAAATAGCAACGCTGCCAAACGTATTGTAATTGCTAGTGCATCAGGCGCTACACCGGCTTATGTAACAGCAACAAACTATTACACAAGTGGTCTATGGTCTGGCGCTCAAACAGTAGCAGGTACTGATGAAGCAATTGTTCGTTTCAATCAATTAAAGAATTTTGTAACTGACTTGTCAACTGGTTACTTACCAGTAGGACCTAATTTGTCTACTGGACGTAGTGGTACACAGTATTTCAGAGGTGCATTTGTAAGAGCGAGTAAGAGTAGCTTCAGTGTGACAATTACAGGTAAGATTTCTGGCTTGCGCTTTGCAGTACCGGGTGTAACAGATTCACTACCATATGCAACTAACGGATGGTTAGATGCACACGTTGCATATTTTGGTGCAGGGGTAGCGGGTGCAAACGATAGCGGATGTGCTGACGGTTCAGTAGTACCAACAGGTTCAGTAATATCAGGGGCAACGTATAAAATAACGTTTGGTGAAGGTAGTACAAGCTCACCAGGGAATTCAGGTAATCAAGTACTGTTTAGTATTGCACTAGCATCAGGTGATTATATTACATCATGGAGCTTTAGTTAATGGCTATTTCAGACTCACAAAAAGTTGATTATCTTTGGAAGAAAATAGCCTACGGTAAAACTAAGACTGACTTGGGAACAACCAAGCAGGGTTTTGAAGAAAGCATTTCTAGCCCATTATTAATTCGCGGCGATAGAATTTGGCAACGTTCAGATTTAATCTCAGCTAGTATTGCTACATCAAGTACGGTTGTTACTGTTTATTCAGGTGCAACTACAGTTGAATGTACAGAAGATAATAGTGCCGCAGATAACAGAACTTGGAAAACAAATTTAACTGACTGGATAAGTCCTGAGTTTGGTGCTGACTATATTGTTAGTGTTTATATTGCTAACTCAGGAATAACTGGTTCTAATAAAACAACTCAAGTAACAATTTCTGCAAACAAGATTACGGCTGCAGGTGTAACAAGTCCAACTGCTCTTGATGACCAATGGTACTTTGATTATCAGTCAGGTGTACTACACTTTATTGGTACAAACATTCCAACAGGAATTGGTACCGGTGTCACTGGTAAGAGCGTTTATATCACTGGTGCAAGATACACCGGAGATATTGGTCTTGGTACTACATCTAGTTCTACTATTTCAAATGCTAATTTAGGTAATTTGAACATTGTTGGTAATACTATCAGTAGTGTAAACACAAATGATAGTATCGTTATTGATCCAAATGGTACTGGTAATGTTACTATTAGCGGAAATCTAGTAGCAGATGATTTATACGGTAATCTACATTTTAGTAGTGGTAATACTCATGTAATTTATATCTCTAGTTCAAATACAGCTACACATAGTTCTAAATTCACATTTAATGATACCTCAAACGTATTAGCAGTTGGTGGAAATATAGACATCAGCACTAATTATTATTTAGGTAACGGATACTATCTAAGTGGATTAGACGCTACTAAACTTAGTGGTACTGCTAATCTAAATGCAGTTAATATTAATTCAAGCGGAGATGCTAGTTACGGTGCAATAAGTCTTGGTAATGCAACAATTGCCGCAAACACAACAAGCGGAGCAGCCGGAATATTTACAGGAATTGGTTCTTCCGCAATAAGCAATATTACAATTGGAACATCAAATACAACTGTAAAAGTTCCTGGTACACTAGCAATGGGAAGCATTGTTGGTAACAGCGCAAACATCACAATTACAACCGAAACTTTAATTGATACGTTCCCAATAACAACTTATAGAACTGCTAAATATATAATAAAAGTGTCAAATAGCACGACTTATGAAGCACTAGAAGCGTTAGTTATACATGATGGTACAGATAGTTATATTACTGTTTATGGATATATTAGTTCCGACGACACTGATATAGTAAGCGTGAGTACAAGTATAGCTGGTGGAAATGTGAATTTATATGCTTCTAGAATTGGTGCAACTACCACAGTGTTGAATTATTTGGCTACTTACATTAAAGATTGATAAGAATAAGAAAATGACATATAAGAATTTTAACGTTAAGACTGGGATTAAAACTGGTAATATAAGCTTAGACGCAGCCTCAGGCAACGCTAATGTAGCTAGTATTACGGTTACTAACCTAGCTAATATTTCTGTTCTTAAAGTCAAAGACTATGTTGCTAGTAATTTAATTCCAAACGCAAATGCTACTTATTCTATTGGTAATGCAGCCAATAGATTTCAAAATATTTCACTTTCGGGAAATATTGATATTAATGGGTATTTGATAAATGCAAACGCAACAACCGCTACTTTTTTGGGAAATATTGTTGCAGATGGGGCAAATTTCAACGCTATATCGATAAATAATACACTTACGATAAATAGTACTACAGACTCTACGTCCACAATAACTGGCTCAATAGTCACTTCAGGGGGTGTAGGGATAGCTAAAGATTTAACTGTAGGTGGTAACATTAACTTAACTGGCGGCGGAACAACACCAAAAGGAAGTTTAGGTTACAACTCAGGAGTTGATAGCTTTGAATTTCAGTTTAAATAATTAGGGAAAAACATGAGCGCACCGACAACAATTGGAGCAAGATTAAAAAATGATGGTACACTATACACTGCTGGTATTACACCTGGTGATTTAAGTACCGGATTTGATGAAGTTACTGATTCTAATCACAAAGTTACAAAGACAAATATCTTTGCTGGTGAATTAGACGAAATTACATTGCCTTCAGGACAACCTTCCGGCGGATCTGTTTTATTTGATGGTACAACTCAGTATCTTTCATTGGCAGGTACCGGAGATTTTCAGTTTGGTACAAGCGATTTTACAATCGAAGGATGGTTTTATTCTACCTCATCTGCATATCAACGTCTATGGTGTTTCCCAGACGGAGATAACGTTGAAATAATGGGAACTCAAGTATACTATTGGAAAGGTTCTGGTTCACCAATTGGTAGCGGATCAAATTCTTTTCATGCTAATGCGTGGACACATATTGCTTTAGTTAAAAGCAGTGGTGTAGCTAAAGTTTATATCAATGGTTTAGCAAGAATAGTAGATAACACACCATATGATTCAACTTCATCACGTGCATTAGCAATTGGCGGCGAAATAGATTTAAGCGATGTTGGTCAAAATGCAACAGCAGGTGTTAAGGATGGTTATTTTGTAGGCAAGATTACACAATTTAGAATTGTAAAAGGTCTAGCAGTGTATACTAATACTTTCAGCACACCAATCAACCCATTACAAAAAATACAAAATTCAGGAGTAAACATCAGTGCTATTTCTGGATCAAGTACGAAGCTATTATTAAAAGTAATAGATTCAGGTAGTTTAGTAACTGATAGTTCAGATAGTACACAATCAGTTACAAATAACGGTAGTGCAACATTTGATGCGGGTTCACCATCATCAACAACATTCAACGGAGCAATGAAACAATTTAAAAATGGTAAGTTGCTAGTTCAAAATGAGTTTGACGAACATACGGGTATAGTGTAAATCACTAAACTAACTTTTAGAAACAAAGGAAAAATAAAATGGCAAAATTAAAAGACGGTACTAGAATTTATGGTGATGCACAAGTCGACCAAACACTAACCGTAGGCAATATTACAATTAGCGGTAACTTAGTAGTTACTGGTACTACAACGTCAGTTAACAGTACAGTTACTCAATTACAAGATCCAATCTTTGAATTGGGCACAGGCGCAAACGGAGCGGCACTAACAACTGATGATGGAAAAGAACGTGGTATTTTAATGCACTACTGGAATGGTAGTGCGGATACTAAAGCATTCATGGGTTGGCACACAACTAATGGGCAATTTGAATTTGGTGCATCTGCTACCGAAGGTGCTGGAAAAGATGGTAACATCACTGTAGCAACATATGGTAACGTAAAAGCATCTCACTTTATAGGTGAAGGTGACACACTAGCAAATATTACTGGTGCTAATGTTACTGGTACAGTATCAAATGCAAACAATTCAGCATATGCAGGTATAGTTACTGGTGCATCACAGGGTAACATAACAAGTCTTGGTAATTTAACTGGTTTACAAATTGGTAATGCTAGTACTACAGGTAATGTAGTTATTACAACAAATGGTACAATTACAGCTACAGGTCAAATTAATGCGGCTAATACAGCATCAAGTACAAGCACAACAACAGGTGCATTGATTGTTGGTGGTGGTACAGGTATTGCTGGTGATTTATGGGTTGGCGGAACAATTCACGGAACTGTTAGCGGTACTACAAGTGCTCCTGGTGCGAATACACAAGTAGGATTTAACGATGGTGGTACTACAAACGCAACAGCAGGTTTCACGTTTGACAAATCAAGCAATACAGTAAGCACAACTGCTTTAGTATTAGGTGGCGCGGCAAACATTGAAGGCAACATCAACATGACTGCCGCTATTGGTAACATTAAAGGTGGAAATCTTTCAATTTTAGCTACCACTACTGCTATATTAAACGGTGGAACTTCATACGCTAATCTAACTTCATCTAGTGTAGTTTTAGAAACTTCCGGTGGTAATGTTACACTTAATAATAATGGTAATTTGACTGTTGGTACTGGCGCATTAAAAGTCAATTCAAATGCAGCTATCTTTTCTGATGGTACTGCAAACGTAAAATCAATGATTGCAACTGGATCTGGTAACGTTGGTACAGCAAACGTTGGTAGTGCTATTGTTAGAGATTTGTCTCAGGATCAAATTCCATTCTTAAATGGTGATAGTAGATTAGTTGGTGAATCAACATTCAAATATACTACAGGTACAAGTACATTAACAGTTGCTAATGCTACATTATCTGGTACAGCGAATGCAGCCAATGTTATTGTTACTAGCTTGGGTGATACACGCATTCCTTTTGCTAACGCAACAAAAGCATTGATTGACAGTGCTAACTTAACATTCAATTCAACAAGCAATACATTGTCAGTTTTCAACGCTACATTGGGTGGTACTGCAAATGCAGCCGAAGTTATTGTTACAAGCTTGACATCAACACGTGTTCCGTTTGTTGATACAGACAAGTCATTAACTGATGATAGCACATTCAAATTTACAACAGCTGGTTCTAAACTAGAAGTTGGTAATGTTGATTTAACTGGTGCACTAGTTGCAGCCAATGTAACTTCAAATAATCTAACATCTGGTCGTGTTACACTTGCAGGTTTATCTGGTAAATTACAAGATAGCGCAAATCTAACATTTGATGGTAACGTATTAACTGTTACAGGTAACGTAGCCGCAACTAATATCAAAACAGATAATTTGTTATATGCTAATGGATCAGCTTGGGACTTACAACAAGCTCAAGGTAGTAACGGAGCAATTCAGTTTAACACAAATAATAACTTTGATGCAAGTGCAAATCTATCATTCAACACAACAGGTAATGTTTTAACTACTGACAGCTTACAGTTAAATGCTAATGCAAACGTAGGTAATGCTGTTGTACGAAATTTAACTGATACACGCCTTGTATTCTCTGATTCAAATCACAAATTAGTAGACAGTTCAGACTTAACATACGGTTCTGGTAACCTAACAGTTAACGGTAACATTGTTACTGGTGGCGGTTCTGGTGGTAACATTAGCGGTGTTAATTATCTATTTGCCAACATTGCTAACGTAGTAGATGTAAATGCTACGGGTAATCTTACTCTTACTGGTTATGCAAATGTAACTGGTAACTTGAATGCAGGTAATACAGTTATTACTGGTAACTTAACAGTTACAGGTACAACAACAAGCGTTAACACTACAGTTTCTCAGCTAACTGACCCGTTATTTGAATTAGGTGGCGGCGCAAACGGAGCGGCACTAGCAAGCAATGATGCTTATGATCGTGGTTTATTCATGCATACACGTACTAGTGGTGTGAATAAAGACTTGTTCATGGGTTGGGATAATTCTAACTCAACATTCGTTTTAGCACAAAACGTATCAGTAGTTAATAATGTAGTTGATTATGGTTCAAATGCTGCCCAAGTAGCCGCAAACCTTGCTGACTTAACATTAAGCAATATCTTTGCATACAATGCTAACTTTGGTGGTGTTGTATTCAGTAACGGTAACGTTACACTAGGAGCTGGAAGCTCATTCGTCGGTGACTTAACAGGTAACGTTACTGGTAATATTTCCGGTAACATTAAAGTAGCTGGTTCAAATGGTTCCGTTCAATTTGCTACTAATGTAACAATTCATTATGGTTCTACTATAAATGCTACTGCTATTATGGCAGGCAGAACTTACGAAATCGTATCAGCTGGTACTACTGACTATACATTAATAGGAGCAGCCAATAATACTGTGGGTACACGATTTACTGCTTCAGGTGTTGGTACAGGTACAGGTACAGTTAAATCGTATAGTACATACGGTGACTTAGCTAATGACGGCTCTAATTTACTATATACTGGTGGAAACTTAAGTGTAAATGTTGGTACAGGTGGATATGTTAAGACTGACTATTTAACAGGTACATTAACAACAGCATCACAACCAAACATAACAAGTGTTGGAACATTGACAAGCTTGTCTGTTTCAGGAAATATTTCTGGCTTTGGCGCAGGTAATGGTATCTTAACAGATAATTTGTTCTATGCAAACGGTCAAGCTTGGGACTTGCAACAAGCATCTGGCTCAAATAATTATATCCAGTTCAACACTGATAATAATTTTGCATCAAGTGCTAAGTTTACATTTAACCCAACAGGTAATGTCTTTACAGTTGATGGTAATGCAAACATTACTGGTAAAGTTGAAACTTCTAACGTATTTGTTTCTACACTGACTTCTGGTCGTGTTACATATGCAAGTACAAGTGGTAAATTAGTTGATGACTCTGCATTCACATTTGGATCAGGAAAATTAACTGTTGGTAATGTTGAACTTTCTGGCACTGCAAACGCAGCCAATGTTATTGTTACAAGATTAACAGCTACACGTGTTCCGTTTGTTGATAGTGATAAGTCATTGAAAGATGATGCTAATTTGACATTTGCAAGTAACGAATTGAAAGTTACAGGTACTGCAAACGTTACTAGCACACTTACAGCAGCCAACGTTATTGTTACTGATTTGACAGGTGGACGCATCACGTTTGCTGAAGTTTCTACTGACCGATTAACTGATAGTGCTAACTTAGCATTTAACGCAGGTACAAATACATTGACAACTGATTATGCTAACGTAATTACAATCAATGCAAGTACTAATGCTAACGTTACTGGTAGTGTAATAGCCGGTAATGTTTATGCTAATTCAGGTACAGTTAAGGCTACTTACTTAACAGGTACATTGACAACAGCATCTCAACCAAACGTAACAAGCGTTGGTACATTGACATCATTGGCAGTTAGTGGAACATCAAACTTAAATGCAATTGGTAATGTTTATATCTCTGGTGGTACTGCTGGTCAAATTATTCAGACAGATGGCGCAGGTAATTTAAGTTTCGTATCTAACGATACAACTAGAATTGTTAATGGTACAAGTAATGTAAGCATTGCAACTTCTGGCGGTGATGCTGTAACAACAATTGCAGGTTCTACAATTCTTACAGTTTCTGGAACAGGGGCTAACGTAGTAGGTGTTGTTGAAGCATCAGGTAATATCACTGCAAACAATATTACTTCTAACAACTATATTACTGCAAACAGTACAACTGATGCAACTAGTGCGGCTGTTGGTAGTGCTATTCACACTAAGGGCGGTATCTCTGCTGAAGGTAATGTTTATGCTGGTAAGGCAGTTGGTTTTGCAGTTGGTAGTGGTAACACAGCAAGTGCGGCATATATTCAATACAACTCAACATCAGGTAGTTTAGACTTCATCTTCAATTAATTGGAGATGTTATGGCTACAATTGCGGCAAGATTGGGTAACACAGGAAACCTATATTGTGATAAAAACAACAGTATAGGGTTCAGCGAAATCAGCCAAGCAAATATAAGCATCACCCCTAATGGGGTGTTTGCTTATACGTTGGATGAATACACAGGCACCGAAAATAGTAAGGCCATGCAACAGCTAAATACGGGTGTACTAAAAATTTCCGGAGTTTTTGACGAAGTATCTGGAATAACATAAGTATATAAGTAAGGTATAAAAACAGCATGGCACTCTTACGATCAGGGACAAGAATATATGGTAACGCTACAATTGACACTGTTTTGGACATCAGTGGTCAAGATGCCGCTACCAGCAATGCTACCGGCGCATTAAAAGTAGCCGGTGGTATTGGCGTTAAGGGTAACGTATTCAGTACTGGAAATGTAACTGCATTAAATGCTAGTTTAGGCAATCTAGTAATTGCTAATTACTATCAAGGCACGTTAACAACAAACGCACAGCCCAATATTACATCAGTTGGGCAACTAACATCATTAACAATCACCGGTGATTTAACCGGTAATAATGCTACACTTTCTGGTAATTTAATTGTAAATGGAAGCTTAGTGTATGCTAACGTTTCTACAGTAAACATTAAAGATCCAATAATTGAACAAGGTGGAGGTGTTGATGGAACTGCACTTGGAACTAATGATTTAAAGGATCGCGGAACATTATTACATTACTATACAACTGCACCCATTGACGCATTCATGGGTTGGGATAATTCAAATGCAGAGTTTGCGTTTGGTAGCAATGTATCAGTAACAAGTGAGATTGTAACATTTAATACATTAGGTAATGTACGTGCTAATAATTTCTTAGGTAATCTAAGTGGTTCTGCTAGTACAGTCACATCATCATCTCAACCAAATATAACATCAGTTGGTACACTACTTAACACTACAATGGGCGGTGCAAACTCATTGTCTGGTGGTAATTTAGTAAGTGCTACTTACTTGTCAGGTACAATAACAACAAATGCACAACCAAACATTACAAGTCTTGGAACATTGTCTGGATTAAATGTTTTAGGTTCTTCTAATTTGGGTCCACCCGCAAATGTACGAATCACAGGTGGTAGTTCTGGTTATGTATTATCTACAGACGGTAATGGTAATTTAAGTTGGGTAACTAGTTATAGTGGTACTGGTAATGCTAACGTTGGCGGTAGTAACACGCAGATTCAATATAATGATGGTACTAATTTAGCAGGCAGTGCAAATTTAACATTCAATTCAACAACTAAAACATTAACAGTAGATAAAATTGTTGCTGATGGTGGATTATTAACAAACGTAGCGGCATCAAGTGCTACTACTGCTAGTACAGTAACAGCAAGTAATCAACCTAACATTACATCAGTTGGAACATTAACAAGTTTATCTGTTTCTGGTAACGTTAACTTCACTGGACCTAATGTAAGTTTGGGAAATGTAAGTAATTTACATATCACAGGTGGAACACCAAATTATGTATTGCAAACTGATGGTACTGGTAACCTAACTTGGGTAAGTGCAGGCGCCGCATTACAATCATCAGGTGGAATAGCAATTGTATCTACCATCTCTAATATTGTTGCAGGTTCTACAATTGATGTAAGTGTAAGTTATACTGATCCAGCTTACCCAGGTGGTACATATACAATTGCTCAGTTAGGTCCTGTAACACTGAGTACAACAGACGTTTGGTATGGCGGTGGTTCTAGTAAGAATGCTTATGCAAACTACATTGCAGGAACTGTTAATACACAAAATGTTAACGTTACATTCAGTCTAGCAAATGCAACTTTCAATGTACAAAGTAGTGATTATATTAATATTGGTAGCAGTAATGTAACTGGAGCAAATCTATTAGCACTGAACATCACAGCTAACGGAACATACACGATTCCAAGTTCATACTTAACTGGCGCAGGAACGCAGACTAATACATCAGATGCAGTAAGTGTAAGTTTAACTACAAATAGAGGTGTTTACACATCTACTGGAACAACATTAACAAACAATCAACCTGTACCATTCAATATAACAGCATTAAGTGGTACTTTCCCAAGCTCATCAGTTCCATATTGGAGCTTGAATCAGACATTTAACTGGAATGCAACTACAACAAGTGGTGCAACAGTAGCAAGTGGTAACGTATCTTATGCTAATACTGCAAATAGTATTTCTGGTACATTAACAAGTTCTGGTGAAACAAGCGGAACTAGTACTTCATTAGATAGTACAATGAATTATACTATCACAAGTAGTGATTATTATGGTGCTGGTCAATATGGTGCTGGTAGTAGGTCAATGACCGCTACTGTTAACGGTACAGTAACTGCGGCAACTAAATATTACCCGTTGTTTTGGAAGATAACATCTAATAGTACTGTACCAACATTTACTACAAGCGACAGTCATGGTACTGCAAACATTGTAATTGGTACTTCTTATGCTAATACCAATACTACATCATCAGATTATCTTTGGATGGCAACACCAACTACGGCATCACATACATTTAAACACATATTCTTGGGGTCAGATATTGTAGATACACCAAACGCAACTGGTGATGTTACTATTTCTGGTCAGGCTTATAAAGTCTGGGGATTTACTACTTTTAGTCAAGTAGCATCTATTATAATTACATCATAAAATGGCATCATTATCATTCCCATCCCCAACGCAACTGAAGAATATTTCTGACCCTTCAATTGCTTCCGATGCGGCTACAAAAAACTATGTTGATAGTCAAATTTCCAGTGGTGGAAGTGTTGGGGCTGCCGGTAGCAACACACAAGTGCAATTTAATACTGCCAATGTATTAAGTGCAAGTGCTAATTTTACATTCAACAGTGCAACTAATTTATTAACATTAACCGGTGATGCAGTTATTACCGGTAATATAACGGTTAATGGTGCAACTGAATACACTAACGTAACAAATATATACGTAAAAGATCCAATAATTGAACAAGGTGGCGGAGCAAATGCAGCCGCATTAAGTTCAAATGATAGCAAAGACCGTGGTCAACTTTTACATTACTATACTACCCAAGCAGTAGACGCATTCATGGGTTGGGATAACTCAAATGCTGAGTTTGCATTTGGTAGTAATGTAAGTGTTACAAGTGAAATAGTAACATTCAACTCATACGGTAATGTACGTGCTAACGTATATTTTGGTAATGGTAGTCAGTTAACTAGTGTATCTGCTAGTACTGCCGCAACAGTAACAACTGCGGCACAACCAAATATTACAAGTACAGGTACATTAGTTAATCTAAGCGTATCCGGTAACACAGCATTTAGTGGTGCTAATGTAAGTTTAGGAAATATTAGTAATCTACATATTACTGGTGGTAGTGCTGGTTATCTATTAAAAACAGACGGAGCTGGTAATCTAAGTTGGTCCGCAGATACTTCACATTTAGATAGCGCAGTAGATGAGTATACAGGTGACGGTACTACTGTTGCATTTACCTTATCAGCTACACCTACTAGCAAAAATTATACATTTGCAGTAGTGCAAGGTGTTATGCAGCCAAAGAGTTCATATAGTGTAAGCGGGGCAATACTTACATTTAGTTCTGCACCCCCTAACGGAGCACTAGTTGAAGTCACAACTTTAGGGTTGAGTTAAAATGATATGTATTTTTGGGATGAGAATAGTACAAATTGGGTAGAAATCACCACATAATTACTATAACTAAGATAAATACAAATATAAAGAAAAGGGATAACCATGTCACTATTAAAGATTAGACAGTTTAGCATAGACCAAACTGACACATTCACGTTTGCAAATGCTAATGTTACAGCAAATTTATTCACCGGAAATGCTAACTTAGGTAATTTAGCTACTGCTAATTTCTTTAGTGGCAACGGTAATGCACTGTACAACATTCAGGGTGCAAACGTTGTAGGAACAGTAGCCAACGCTACGCTTGCTGTTAATGTAACTGCAAGCGCACAAGGTAATATTACAAGCGTTGGTAGCTTAACTGGATTAACAGTTAGTAATGCTACTGGTATAGTTGATTTTACTACAACTGCAAATGTAACGTTAGGTGCAGTAGCAAACTTACACATATCAGGTGGTACAAACGGTCAAGTTCTAAGAACTGATGGTTCTGGTACTCTAAGTTGGTACTCAATGACAACTGGTACTGGTAATGCTAATATTGCCGGTAGTAATACTCAACTTTTCTTTAATAATGCCAATAGTGCAACATTGGGAACAAGTGCTAACTTAACATTTGACTCAACTACTAAGACATTAACAGTAGATTTAATTTCTGCTGATGGTTATAAATTATCAAATATTGCTGGTGCAAACGTAACCGGTAACGTAGGTAATGCATTAAATGCATATTCAGTAGCAGGTGCTAACGTTACCGGGGCAGTCGCATACGCAACAACCGCTAACTCAGTAGCAGGTGCTAATGTATCAGGTAATGTTGGTAATGCATTAAATGCATATTCAGTAGCTGGAGCAAACGTTACCGGAGCAGTCGCATACGCAACAACTGCTAATGCAGTAGCAGGTGCTAATGTATCAGGTAATGTTGGTAATGCATTAAATGCATACTCAGTAGCCGGTGCAAATGTTACTGGTGCAGTATCATTTGCAACAACTGCTAATGCAGTAGCAGGTGCTAATGTATCAGGTGAAGTAAGTTTTGCGGCAACAGCCAATGCAGTAGCCGGTGCTAACGTATCAGGCGCTGTTGGACTAGCAACTTATGCAACAACTGCGAATTCAGTAGCCGGTGCAAACGTAACCGGTAACGTTGGTAATGCACTAAACGCATATTCAGTAGCCGGTGCAAACGTAACCGGTAACGTTGGTAATGCACTAAACGCATATTCAGTAGCCGGTGCTAATGTTACAGGTGCTGTCTCTTATGCAACAACAGCTAACTCAGTAGCCGGTGCTAATGTAAGCGGTCAAGTATCTAATGCATTGATTGCAGGTACTGTATATACTGCGGCTCAGCCAAATATTACTAGTGTAGGTACACTAACAAGTTTAACAGTGTCTGGTGATTCTACAATCACTGGTAACTTGACAGTTTCTGGTGCTTTTGAATATGCAAACGTAACATCATTCAGAGTAAAAGATCCAATTATTGAACAAGGTGGTAATACTGCTGGTGGTGCATTAGGTAGCAATGACGGATACGATAGAGGTCAATTACTACATTATTATTCAGGATCAGCAATAGATGCGTTTATGGGTTGGGACAACTCAAACGCAGAATTTGGATTTGGTAGTAATGTATCAGTTACCAGTGAAGTAGTTACATGGAATAGTTATGGTAATGTACGTGCTAATGTATACTTTGGTAATGGTAGTCAATTAACCGGTGTACAAGCATCAACTGCTCAGAAAACAGCAAACGGAACAAGTAATGTAGACATTGCAACGGCTGATGGTAACATCACTATGGCAGTTGGAGGTACTGCAGGAGTGGTAACTATTACAACTACTGGTGTTAATATTGCTGGTTACGCAAACTTAGGTAGCGGTAATTTATTAACTACTGGTAATGTAACAGCCGGATATGTAATTGCTAATGGTTCAAGTTTAAGCTCAATTACAGGTGCTAATGTTACCGGTAACGTTGGTAATGCATTAAATGCATATGCAGTAGCTGGCGCTAATGTATCAGGGGCAGTATCATTTGCAACAACTGCAAATTCAGTAGCAGGCGCCAATGTTAGTGGTACTGTTGCAAATGCAACATATGCAGTATCTGCTGGTAGTGCAACTACTGCAGGTACAGTAACAACTGCGTCACAACCAAATATCACTTCAGTTGGTACATTAACAAGTTTAGCAGTATCAGGCACAACTAACTTAGGTGCTATAGGAAATGTAACAATTACTGGTGGTAGTGCAAATTACTTCTTAAAAACAGACGGAGCAGGTGTACTAAGTTGGAGTTCATTACCATCAACAACACTAAGTGTTGATACGTACACAGGTGACGGTAGCTGGACGATGAAAACATTGAGTTCAACTCCGTTAAATATCAACTATACTTTAGTAGCAATTGGCGGTGTATTTCAACCAAGGTCTTCTTATAGTTTAACTGGTGCAGTTATTACATTTAGTGATCCTCCACCAAATGGTGCTATCGTTGAAATTACAATCATTAACGGCGGAACTGCTGGTTCTGCAGGGTATGTATATCAAGGTATTAACTCAAGTACAACTGCAATTGCAGGCGTGCGTTATTTGATTGACACAACTGCAAATGTAACATTAACGTTACCATCAAGTGCAAGCTTGGGAGATGAAGTTGGTGTTATTGATGCTACCGGAAATGCAGGAACAAAGAATATTATTGTTGCAAGAAATGGTGGCAAGATTGAAGGTGCAAGTGCAGACTTAACAGTTAGTACAAATCGTTCAGCTTTTACATTAGTTTACTATAATAGCACACAGGGTTGGATTAAAACGCAGAAATAATTGGGTTTCTTTAGACTAAATATAATATGTCAATAGAAAAGATTAGACCCAGAGTAATAGATGTAACCGGTAACTATACATTCAACGATGTAACAGCTACCGGAAACCTTGTCGCATTAAACGCCAATCTTGGAAATATAGCAACAGCTAATTATGTAAAAACAGATAATCTACAATATGCTAACGGTGTGGCTTGGCCTATAGGTGGTGCTGTTACCGCATCTGGTTCTAACACCCAAGTTCAATTCAATAATGCTGGATCCTTAGGTTCAAGCGCAAACTTTGTATTTGATAAAAGCACAAATAGATTAACAGTTGATAATATTACTGCTAACGGTGCCGCACTAACCAATATAACTGGTGCTAATGTTTCGGGAACTGTAGGAAACGCAAATTTTGCAGCCTATGCGGGTAACATCACTGTAGCCGCTCAAGGTAATATCACAAGTTTAGGTACACTAAGTAGTCTATTAGTTACTGGTAATATATCATCTGGAAATGCTGATCTTGGTAATCTAGTAATAGCAAATTACTATAGTGGAAGTGGTAATAACTTAAGCAATATTCAAGGTGCTAACGTTACCGGTGCAGTAAGTTATGCGACAACTGCTAATGCAGTAGCCGGTGCTAACGTATCCGGAGCAGTTACATATGCCGGAACCGCAAATGCTGTATCCGGCAGTAATGTAATGGGTGCAGTAAGTTATGCGACAACTGCTAATGCAGTAGCAGGTGGAAATGTTTCAGGTGCTGTTGGTTTAGCAACTTATGCAACAACTGCTAATGCAGTAGCAGGAGCAAATGTCAGCGGTGAAGTCGCATACGCAACAACAGCCAACTCAGTAGCAGGTGCTAATGTAAGTGGTACCGTAAGTAGTGCAACTACTGCAGGTACAGTAACAACAGCCGCACAAGGTAATATCACATCAGTTGGTACATTAACTGGATTGACTGTAGGTAATGCAACAGCGAATACTGTATTTGGCAACGGAACAATAACAGCAACGGGTGATATTTCTGGTGCTAACTTAACACTAAGCGGTAATTTAATAGTTTCAGGCACGACCACTACGGTTAACTCTACAACTACACGTGTAGTTGACCCAATAATAGAATTAGGTGGTGGCGCAAACGGCGCAGCCTTAACAAGTAATGATAGCAAAGATCGTGGTCAACTTTTACATTACTACACTACCCAAGCAGTAGACGCATTCATGGGTTGGGATAGTTCAAACAGTGAATTTGCATTTGGTAGCAACGTAACAGTTTCAAGTGAAGTAACAACATTCAATAGTTTTGGAAATGTAAGAGCCGGATTTTTCTTAGGTAACGGTAGTGGATTATCAGGAGTCTCAGCGGTAACCGCAGTTTCTTTAGTTAATGGTAATAGTAATGTAGTTGTTGCACCTAATAGTAACGTAACAATATCGGTTACAAGCACAGCAAACGTAGTAACGATTACAAGTACTGGCATGAATGTTGCTGGTAATATTACTACTGCGGGTAGCGGTGGTAATATATCTGGTGCATATTATGTAATAGCTAGTTATTTTAGTGGTTCTGGTAATAATTTAAGCAATATCCAAGGTGCAAATGTAACTGGTGCAGTAAGTTATGCAACAACTGCTAATGCAGTAGCAGTGGCTAACGTGTCAGGTATTGGTAATATTGCTACTATTAATAAAGATGGTAATTCAAGTAATGTATTATATGGTAATGGTGTATTTGCAGCCACCGCAGTTACCTATAATAATAGTAGTGTATCTACTTATCTAGCTAGTTTTGGTTCTAACACAATTAGTACTACGGGAAATGCTAACGTTGGTAATTTAAATGCAACAACCGCAGTTATAGCAAGTACATTAACAAGTAATATAGCAACAGGCACGGCTCCATTAACGATAACAAGCACAACACGTGTGGCTAATCTAAACGTTGCTTATGCTAACGTAAGTGATTATGGTGTAGTAACTACACAAACAACTGGCACTTTCTATCCAGTGTTTGTTAGTGGCAATACTACTGCAAACTATGCATACGCAAGTAATGCAAACTTATCATTTAATGCGGCAACTGGTAATCTTACTGTTGGTAATATTGTTGCTACTAATATAGGAAATATATCATCTATTAATAAAGATGGTAATTCAAGTAATGTATTATATGGTAATGGTGTATTTGCTAGTGCTGGTTCTGTTGCGGTAGCATCTTTAGCAAATGGAACAAGTAATGTAAACATAACCGCAAGCGGTGGTAATATCACAATGGGTGTTGGTGGCACTGCCGGTGTAGTAACGGTTACAAGTACTGGTGTTAATATTGCTGGTTATGCTAACTTGGGTAGTGGTAATTTAACAACAACCGGTAACATCTTAGCTACAAAAGTTGGTAATGCATCAACTATTTTAGTTGGTGATGGCGCTAATATTACTGGTATAGCAGCCTCAACAGCAGTTTCTTTAATTAATGGTAATAGTAACGTAGTTGTTGCCCCTAATAGTAATGTAACCATATCGGTCACAAGCACAGCAAACGTAGTAACGGTTACAAGTATTGGTGTAAACGTAGCAGGAAAAATAACTAGTACTGGTAATATAGATGTAGGTAGTAACTACTTTGTAGGTAATGGATTCTATTTAACAGGGTTAGATGCAGCCGGACAAATTGCTAATGGTACTAGTAATATTAGAATTCCAACAGCTAACGCTAATATTACATTCACTGTCAATGGTACAACAGCGGCTAACTTAACGAGTTCTGGATTTGTATTATTAGGAACCGGTAATATAACTGCTGGTAATGTATTTGCAAACGCAGGGACAATTGGCGCAAGTGCATTGACCGGTACATTAAGTACAGCAAATCAATATAACGTCAATAACGTAGGTACATTAGGCAATTTAGCAGTCACTACTAACATTACATCTGGCAACGTATATGCTAACAGCGGTATAGTTAAAGGTCAATATATTTATGGTGATGGCAGTAACTTAACTGGATTGGGTGGTGCTGGATATATCTTTAATGGTAGTAGTAACGTATTCATTGCAACTGCAAATGGCAATGTAAGTTTTACTGTTGGTGGGTTTACGAATATAATGACTGTAACAACTACTGGTGCAAACATTGGTGGTTATGCAAACGTAACAGGAAATCTTGAAGTTGTAGGAAATGTCACTAGTGGAAATGCTAATTTAGGTAATGCGGCTGTTGCTAATTACTTTATTGGTAATCTATATGGTAATGCTAACTCAGCAAACACAGTAATAAATGCAACTCAATCTAATATTACTAGTGTTGGCACACTAACAAGCTTAACAGTATCGGGTATTACTAATTTAGGTAGCGTAAGTAATGTACGTATTACTGGCGGTAGTGCAGGTCAATATCTAGCAACTGACGGTGCAGGTAATTTAAGTTGGGGCACACCTTCAGGTGGTGGTGGAGGCGGAACTTCATTAACTTATACTGCGGCTACAACACCACCGGGTACTGCAAATATTGCTGACCAATGGTTTAACACAACAGCTAATGTTTTATATGAATACATAAATGACGGTAGTGCTAGTTACTGGGTAGATATATCAAGCCCTACTACAACTACAACAGTCCCAACAACATTAAATTTAGCAAACGTATCTATAGCAGGCGGTAGTAATGGTCAAGCAATAGTAAGTAACGGTGCAGGTGGATTAAGTTTTGCAAATATATTCTTAAATATTACCGCACCCATAAGTAATACTGCAACAGGAACACCCGGACAAATGGCATATAGTAGTGGTAATTTGTATGTGTGTGTAGCCACTAATACTTGGGCTAAATTTAGCGGAACAACAAGTTGGTGATTATAAATATAGAATAAGGTAAAAAATGGCATTTCCAAGTAGTCCAACAAATAATCAAGTAGCGGTACAAAATGGTATCACATATACCTACAACAGTACTTATAGTTCTTGGACACGTAATCCTGCTACATTACCTTCATTAAGTGTATACATTGATACATTTACCGGTGATGGTGTTACCACAGCATTCACACTAAGTCTTACCCCAAGTGGTGCAGACTTTATCAATATTAACATTGATGGTGTAAGTCAATTAAAATCAGCATATACACTATCAACAAACATAGTAACATTTACTGGTATACCCGATGTTGGCGCTGTCATTGAAATTAAATCATGGAATGCAGCCAGTGTTGGTGTATTGACTGGATTAACATTTGATAGTTTTACTGGTAATGGTTCAGGAACAACATATACATTAAGCACAACTCCAACAAACAAAAACTATACATTAGTAACTGTTAGTGGTGTAACTCAACAAAAAACTGCATATAGCATTAGCGGGACAACATTAACATTTACTTCCGCACCCACAAATGCTGCGCCAATTGAAGTAATGACGTTTGGTCCTGCAATCAATACAGCACAAGCCGGTGGTAGCAATACTCAATTTCAATTTAATAATAATGGAACATTAGCCGGAACAAGTCTTCTTACATTAGATATTGCAAATAGTAAAGTTGTATCAACTAATGCATCAGTTACTGGTACATTAGTTGCAAGCGTAGCAAATATTACAAATATCAATATCAGTAATACAAGTAGTCAAGTACCAAATGCAATTGTTGCTAACACAGTTTATAGTAGTTCACAACCCAATATCACAAGTTTAGGTACACTTACAAGTTTAACTGTTTCAGGTACTGTTTCTTATGGTTTATCAGCAGATATTTTATTAACTAAGACCGGCGCAACTGGAGTAGTTGTGCATGATTTAAGTACTGGCGCAGTATTTTATCATACTACCCCATCAGCTAATTTTACTGCCAATTTTACTAATGTCCCAACTACCGATAGTAGAGTGTTGATGGTTACTATATTAGTTAATCAGGGTGCAACACCCTATATACCCACAGCCGTACAGATTGACGGTGTAGCACAAACTATCAAATGGATTGCAACTATTACTGGAACTGGTAATGCATCTAAAATTGACGTAATTACCTTTAGCTTAGTAAGAACTAGTTCTGCTTGGATTGTTTTAGGACAATCTGCATACTATGGATAATTATGTTAAGACTTAATTCATTTAGTGGTTCTGGCTTAATAAGTGCAAAATTAAAATTCAGAGCCACGTATTATGAACCTTATGGTCAACAAGACTATACCACTCCCGGAACATATCAATGGACATGTCCTACAGGAGTAAGACAAGTGTCAGTAGTATGCATTGGTGCAGGCGGTTCGGGCGGTTCAAATGCTCGGGCAGGCGGTGGAGGAGGATTAGGTTATAAAAATAGTATTCCTGTTGTTGCTGGACTACAATACACAGTTGTAGTAGGTCAAGGTAACACTCCTGGAAATCTTGCAGGCAATGGTGTTACGGGTGGTGATAGCTATTTTATAACCGCAGCTACAGTTAAAGGTGGTGGTGGTCAAGGTGGTGGCTTAAACGGTACAGCAAATGCATTGGGCGGTACATATGTAGGTGACGGTGGCGGGAATGGCGGCACCGGCGGCAAACAAGTAAGTAGTAATGGTTCTGGTGCAGGTGGTGGTGCAGGTGGTTATTCAGGTGATGGCGGCGCCGGCGCGGATGCTTATGTTGGTGCAAGTTCAGGCCCGGCAGCCGGTGCAGGTAACGGCGGCGGCGGCGGTGGTGGTGGTGTTGCGTATGGTGATACTAACGCTAACGGTAATTTCCCATCAGGTGGTTCAGGTGGCGGTGGTGTTGGTA